CGACATGACCGTTTACCAGGTGCAGTTCACCGACTATTCCGGTCAATGGTACGTCTGCGCCGATCACCGGGTCGAGTGCGTCGAACTGCTCGAGAAGGACGAGCGCGGCCTGCATCAGGGCATGAGCGCATCCGGGCGCGTGTGGCAACGCACGGGCATGCACGCGACCGAGGATCTCGACTATGCGAAGCAGTGCCTCGCTCGCGCACGTCGCCTCGACACGAAGGGCTGGACATATCGACTGATCCGGCGCCGCATCGTGCAGAAGGTCGAAGTGCTGCAAGAGGAGACATGGGCATGAAACGCTACACGGTCACGCATGATGGGACGGCTGAACCCATCTCGCCGCTGCTCGAAGACATGCGCGTCGCGCACGGCATCGCTGCGTCGATGGGCGACGACTTCAACGTGACGACGTGGATCGGTCATTTCGGCCTCCCGTCCGTCGCCGTCGTCATGCGCGAACTCGACGGTCACGAGCGCGTCGAAACGATCTGCCTTTACACGGCGCAGGCGAACAAACTCGCGCGGCAGTACAACGACGAGCGACCTGGTTCCTACGTCGTGCGCAACATCGTGCTGAACTGTCAGTACCCACACGGAGGAGACGACCTGTGAGCCTCGAGATCGAACTGCGCGTCGAAACGAAAGCGACGGTCGAGTTCGACCGTGAACCGACGGACGAGGAATGGCGCTGCATCCTCGACTCGATCATCGGGCAGATGAGCGAGAACGAGGTCCTGCGATGGCTGAACGCGTCCGAGTACGGGCGCACGCTGAAATCCGCCTTCACACGTTCACATCTGAGAGCGCCGATGCGCGCCGGGCGCAAAGCATCAACGGGATCGGGAGATGACACATGAAACGGCTCGGTATCTTCAACTGGCTCGAGCACCAGATCCGGCACCGCAAGGTGCAACGCGAACGGCTCGGGCGCATCGACTTGACGCGCCACGTGGACAAGCCGTCGATGCTCGACCGCGTTCCCGTCGTGCATGTCGTCGACTATCGCATCCACATCGGTGCGCGCGTCGCTGTGCAAGACAGCACGGACGGCGCATGGGACGAGGCACGCGCGAAAGTGTGCGCGCTCATGGGTCGCGAGATGTTCACCGACCTGACCGGAGAGCTGCTCGACCTGCGCGAGTACGTCTTCGAGGAAGGCATCGGGCGCGACGTGGAAGATCGCATCACGCGCATCATCGCGCTCACTCGTGGCGAGGAGGTTCCTGATGTGCCTCACTCCTGACATGTTCGCCTACTTCATCGGCCTGCTCGAGGCGCACCTGATCGAAGGCATGATGACCGGCGTGCGCATCATGGCCGAGAACGGTCCGGTCGACTGGATCTGGCTTCCCGAGGAGCGCCTGTGGTGCATCGACGGCGCGCTCGCACCCATTGGACCGGATCGGAGGTTCCCATGATCATCGTCAACGGAAAGACCCAGACGCTCGTCGTGTTCGGTGAGGTGTCGCAGAACGACTTCCTCAAGTTCATGGCGCAGATGCAGCACGCAATCTACCAGCACAAGGGAGGCGAACCGGTATGAGCGATCAACAAGCAATCGACGCGCTGTCGCAACTGCAGGACGTGATCCTGACCAAGATGTGGGACGCCGCGCGCGGATCAGAGTTCGGCGACGACGGGATTGCGTTCGGACTGAAATTCTTCGAACCGATCCCGCGCGAGATCGCACGTGGCATGCTGCGCGACATGAAGGACCGCGGATATGTTCAGCACATGAAAGGGCTCTGGTCAGAAGACGGAGAGCCGCGCGGAGCTGGCTACGGTCTGACACAGAAGGCGATCCGTGAACTGCGATCCGGTGAGCGTGAGGCGTATGGCGACCAACCGTGGGAGGTTCGCGAAGCGGGCCGCTACGGACCGCCCGGGCTTGCGGACCGGCCGTTCGACGCATCGAAGGAGTATGGTGGCAATGGTTCAATCCCGTTCTGACTTCCTTATCAAGCGCTACTGCGTCGCCGTTGTTGGCTTTCCCGACGTTTACTTCTACGCGTCGTCACCCGGCAAGGCACGGTCGAAAGCGTGGGAGTCATACCTGCACGCCGACGACCGGTGCTCGTTCAAGCGCTTCATGCAGATCTCACGCGTCACGAGATGCCGTCGCGTTCCTGATGGCTTCGGCGACGAGATCATGGTGGGCGACGAGCGCGCTTACCGCATCGGGTTCAACGGACAGTATGTGCAGTTCGTTCGACCGTGTTGCGACGTGATCCTGAACAGCCACCCGCTCGACGTGAAGGAGATCGAGAATGCCTGAGTTCCATCCAGAGTGGGAGATGCGCGAAGAGCTGACGCAGACGGTCGATCTGTGGGTTGCTCGACCCGGCGCCGAGAAACTGCGCAAGCGCATGATGAGCGAGGTGCAGAAGTATTGCGACGAGGTAGGCCTGTGCGTCACCGTCACATCGACGCGGTTCGTGTTCACGGGTGGCTACGAAATGGGCTACCGCGTCGGCCTTCGCAACTACCCGCGCTTCCCTGTCGATTGCACGACCGAGCTTTTGGGACACGCTGAGCGCATCGGCATGCGCATGGCTCAAGTCGGCGAGCAAGGATCGTTCATGATCGAGGAAGTGGGTCAGACGACCTACTGGTTCACTCGCCGTTTAAATGATGGTGAGTCGCCGCAAGGCATGGCGGAGTGCGATTGTCAGCAGCAATCGGTCTGCGCAAGAGTCGGCTGCGTCGAGCGCGGCTGGAAAGGTGACTGAAAGGACCTAGGAATGGAAAAAGACACCAACCCGAAAGACGCCATCGGGACGAAAAAGTGGCGGCAATTCATGGCGGTACCGCGTCAAGTGCTTTGGGAGGTGGGCGTCGGAATGCTCGAGGGTGCGCTCAAGTATGGGCGGCACAACTATCGCGCGGCCGGTGTTCGGGCGAGCGTGTATCTCGACGCCGCCTTCGGTCACCTCGACCAGTTCGTCGAGGGCGAGGATGTGGATGCGGACAGCGGTCTGTCGCACGTCACGAAGGCGATCTGCTCGCTTGTCGTGCTGCGCGACGCGATGATGAACGACTTCTGGGTCGATGATCGTCCGCCGAAGATCAAGGACCTGGATGGCGTGCGCGCACGGCTGCAGGCGATGGTCGAGGAGAATTTCGAACGCTATGAGGACAAGAATCCGCATCACTACACGCAGGCCGAGGATGAACCGCCCTACCTCGATCCCGACGGGCAAGCGTTCTTCGGCGTAAATCTGGATCGCTACAAGCGAGCGGCGATGGATCGCATAGTCGATTCCGGCGAATGGCAGTCGCGAGTCGATGAAGAAAAGGCGCGTGCTGATCTCGACATGAAGAAGCGCGCGGATGCCCTTTCGCAGGAGCGTGCAAACCTCGACAAGATCCTCGAGTCGCTGAAAACACCGACGGTTCTCGGCATGCCGCCGACGTTCGACGATCTGACGGACCTCGGGTACTGGAACGCATCGGACGAGGACTTCGAGAACGACGACATCCTCGCGACGGCAGCGGCTCAACCTGCGCTGGTTTACCCGAGCGAGATGCGGATCGGAAAGTACTATCGCGCGGCGCGACGGCACAACGGCGACGACATTCCCGAGCACAAGGGCGGCGTGTGGAAATGTTTGCGCAAGGAAGGCGACGACGTCTTCGGTGTGAAGCCGGGTTGGCGCAGATCTCATCTCGGGACGAAACTCGCGCCATCGACCCAGTTCGTCGAGATCGGTGAGCCTGTTGCGACCGAGCGACGCATCCAGCGAGACCTGCTGGCACACGCGCAGAGCTCGGCGTCTGTCACGCCTCCCACGTGCGGGTTGTCGTCGCACGCGATCAACCTGCTCTGCGAGTGGCGCGAGGCGGAGACGGGCTCACGCATCGACATCGACGGCGATCCTGTTGCCGAGGCGATGGCGCTCAAGCAGTGGGCGAAGAACGTCGGGATCCTCGACAAGTGATCTGGGACGTGATGGCATACGTGCTGTCCGCGTTCACGCTCGCCAACCTCTGGTTGGCGGGCAACGTCCATCCGTGGACGTGGCGCGTCGGTCTCGTCGGGCAAGCGCTGTGGTTCGTCTTCGTGATTGGCACGCAGCAATGGGGTCTCATGATCGGCGTCGTTGGTATCGCTGTCGTGATGATCCGCAACGAGGTGAAATGGAGGAAGAACGATGCGAGTGTCTGATTTGGCAGATGCGCTCAATCGCCAAGTCGCGAATGGGCATGGCGAGTTCGAGGTCGTCGTGCAGATGGGCAATGGTGACACGAAGCCGGTGAACGGATACGAGGTCGCGACATCGGCGGCCTATGTGGCGGGCGAGGCGCCGAAGGAACGGCAGCAGGTGCGCTTGATCACGAAGGTCCTGTTCTAGTTGCGTCGTCGAGTATAAGTCGCTTATGATCTACGAAACAACGGCGACTCAACGGAGAACAACATGTCACACGCCCACGCAGGAATGAGCCCGGCAGAAGCCCGCAGGCTCGCACGCATCATCGACGCGAACGCGTCGCGCAACCCGGTCCCGTTCCAGTATCGCGTTCGCACGCGCCCGGTCGGTGATCGCTTCGGTGCTTGGACGACCCTCCCGGGTGTTCATTCGTCGCGCGCTGACGCGGAGAAGATCGCGAAGGCTCATCGCTCATCGTCCTTGGATGTGAGCATCACCGAGAACGCAACCGACGGCTACTAAGGAGATTCTCATGACTACCTACGTTCAGCAATGGATGTTCCTCGCACTGCTCGGTGTGGTTGGCGCGATGCTCGAAGGTGTCACGATGCAGATCGAAGCCGATCTGAACCGCATCGCGAAGTGATCGAACGCCCTCGCCGGACTCCTGCGGCTGCTGCCTCGCAGCCGTCATAGTCCTGCAATCGGTGCCGGGGAACGAGGGCTCCATAACATGCTCGCCGATTGCGGGAGGGGCGCGCACCGTTGCGAGATACGGTAGGAGCGTCGCGGGATCGAGACTGCGCGAATGAGCGTGCAGATCGCGGTTTCGCGGCGCTTCGCTCTCTTATAGATCATAGACAAAATCGGTCCCTTTTTTCTCCGCAGAATCCGGTAGGTGTGTGTGTCTCGTGTGAACGGTTTGTTCTTCCAGGATAAACCGCGGCACACCTCGGTTTTTCGACGTGTGTCTCGTGTGCTTCAGTTGCGCGCCTGTGCTCAGAAGTGACGTTCTCTAATCGGGGATCTGTTTCCTTGCACAGAACGAAAGAGGCATCAATTTCGTCTATGATCTATAGGGAAATCATCCTGGAGACACGCTCTTCCTGGCGAACTCGCCCGGTTCTGGAGCGCGGATCGCTCGAGGCCTTATCCGGCCTCTGTGCAATCGTTCCTAGGACGGGTATAAGCGACTTAGTTTAAACGATAGAGGATTCTAGTACCTATGGGCGAGCAGATCGTGAAACGGGTTGCGGCCGACGGGACCCAGCGCGGCCTCAAGCGACGCGGTTCGAAGAATCGTGCGACCGAACTCCTGGAGCAGATGCAGGAGGACGCCCATCGACTGTTCGGGATCGACAACCACGATCCGGTGCGTGCGATGAACCTCGTCGGGATGATGGCCTGGCAAGGCTATCCTGCGACCGACAACGAAGGCCGACCCGTCCTGGACGAGAACGGCGATCAAGTCATGATCCCGCCCGATCATCAACTCGCCCTCGCTGCGTTCGCGAAGGTCGCGCCTTACGTGCGCTCGCAGCTGCGCCCGAAGGACGAGGAGGCCGACAACAACGACGACGATCCGAGCGAGGATCGGGAAGAGCTGCTTGGCGTGCTCGAGTCGATGGGCGTAAAGGTCGAAGGCTACGAGGAGGGCGACGATGAGTAACCAGCAATCGTTCATGCCGGACGAGGTCCCGAAGAATCGCGCGTTTAAACGTCGAACGCCGAAACCGATCATCGTCGAATGGCGCGCGAAAGGTGGACGCTCGTTGATTTGGTTTCGCGATTGGTCGAAGTTCGGTCGATACAAGGACCGGGCAACCGCGGAACAGGTCCTGCGCCAGAAGGCGCACGACAAGCACTTCGAGTATCGGATCAAGGAGAATCCTGATGACTGACATCGACCCGAACGATCTGCTTCTGCGGCGTTCGATCAAGTGGCGAGTTGCAGCAGGCTGGGTGATGGTGATCATCCTCGTTTGGCGATACCTGATCCACCCGGGCGCGAGCACGTTGCTCGTGTTCAACGGCGGTGACCCGCTCCCTGAACTCCCACCCATCGAATGGACCGACGTTCTCGCAATCATCGGCCTTCCCGTTGGGGGCGCGTTCGCGGATCGGATGACCGATGATTGAGTATGCGCTCCTCGGACCGCATCGACTCGGCGGATGGGTCGGTCGACATTGCTTTCGACGTTGACCTGAAAGACGACGTCTTCGCGCTCAATGCAGCGCAGTCCGGGTGGGTGTATTTTATCGGGCACAACAATCGAGTCGGTCGCGTCTACGTCGCAGCAGGCATCGCGTTCCCGCTGCGCGTCTCTTGCGTTCTCTCCGCAGGGACCGAACCCACCGACATCGTGGGGCTGGTATGATCGGGATCGGCGTCTCTCCGTCGCTGCTGGCGCTCCTGCGTGCGCCTGATGCGCAATCGCCCGACGACGTGCTGTGGGTCTACGAGGGCCGCCCGATCACGCGATCCGTGATCCACGTTCTGGTGCGGTATCGGCTCGCTCGTTGATACGGTCGAACCGTCGCACCTTGTTCTTCCGGAGACACGTATTGCGTGAGATCCTAGAATGCGTCCTCGAAACCTAGGAGACCGCTTATGACTTGGCTTCAAGCACTGCGCGCAGCGATCCGTTCCTTCCTGATCACGCGCGAATCCGAGAACGTCGTCACCGATGTGATCAACAACGGTCTGACGCCCGAGGACATCACGATCATCGACACCTTCCTCGGGCAGACGATGCCATAACAAATCTCAGCTTCGATCTAGGCCGGGACCTCAACGCGAAATTGCACGTCATGCTCGAAGATGCCACGGTTGCTACAGCACCTTTAGCATAACTCAGGAGACCTCGACGATGATCGACCCGCGCCTCGCAATCACTTGGATCAAACAGGAAGCCCAGGCCACGTGGCTCATGTCGTCGGTCATCGACCGCGTCGTCGCAGCAGCGTCGGTCGCGTTCCTTGCGCTCGACATGCTGCAGTTCAACCTCTTCGGGATGATCATGGACGCGGTCGTCGTCGCATACGTCTGGCACACGGTACGGGAGCGAGTCAATGGTTGACATCGAGCAACCGCAGATCGACATCGACCTGACTATGCCGTTCCGTCGTGCGATGATCGAGGCCTTTGCGGACCTCATCATGTCGCAGCGGGATCTTCGGTTCGCAATCGTGCTCGAGATCCTGTCCCGTGACGACGTGATGGCCGACATGATCGCCGAGGAGTTCGGTGAGCGTGCGCTGACCTCGAGCGAGGATGACGCATGGCACGACATCATGGCCGACGCGCTCGAAGAGCTGCGCAACACCCCAGGCGGACGAGGCGAGGTCTTCCATGACGACTACGACGACGAGCCCGGGCTCGAAGACTGAGGACGATGCGTGGGAGGTCCCATATGTTGATCTCGACGACGAGGAACGCGCGAAGCGTTTAAACGCACGAGGGAAACGATACCGCCATGCCATTTGACCAGTTTCAAGGCGTAGAATTTGATCCGAACCTGTTCAAGTCGCATGAACTGGGCAAAGCCCTGCGGTCCGTCGGCATCACCATGCAATCGTTGCGCGAGGACCCGGCACTCGCGCAATACTTCTTCGAGAACCTGTCGCCTCAGGTCCTGAAGAAGCTTCTCGCCGACTGGCACTTCCTCGCACGCGACAACCAGCTACCGCCCACGGACGATTTCTACGTCTGGCTCTTCCTCGCGGGACGTGGTGCGGGCAAAACGCGCACGGGCGCCGAATGGGTGCGCGACTCGATCAAAGCGGGCATGAACCGCGGCGGCCTCATCGCACCCACAGCAGCCGACACTCGAGACGTCATGATCGAAGGCGAATCCGGCCTGCTGTCCGTCTGCAAGCCGTGGGACCGCGACTATCGCGGCAACCTGATGGGCATCCCGGTCTATGAGCCCTCGAAGCGTCGCGTCACGTGGGAGAACGGCGCTTTCGTGACGACGTATTCCGCCGAAGAGCCCGCGCGCCTTCGAGGACCTCAACACCAGTTCATGTGGATGGACGAGCTCGCCGCGTGGAAGTCGATGGAGGCCTTCGATCAGGCGATCTTCGGTCTGCGTCTGCGCACGCCACGAGGACGCAAGAACCAGATCTTCATCTCGACGACGCCGCAACGAAAGCCGCTGGTCGCTGAACTCGTCGCCAAGGCGCTCGATCCCGACAACGCGTCCTTCGTGCGCACGCGCGGTTCGACGGACGAGAACGCGTCGAACATGAGCGCCGAAGCCGTCGCACAGATGCGCGAACGCTACGACGGCACGTCGCTGGGTCGTCAAGAGCTCGACGGCGAACTGCTCGACGAGATGGAAGGTGCGCTGTGGACGCGCACGCTGATCGACTCGAAACGCGCCATGGTGCGCCCGGACATCAGCGACCCGGACACGTTCTGGTTCACGCGCATCGTGATTGGGCTCGACCCCGCAACGAAGTCGCACGAGGGCGCCGACCTCACCGGCATCGTCGTCGTGGGTCTGGGAAACGATGGGCACGCATACGTTCTCGCCGACTACACCGGAAGGTACTCGCCTGGTGAATGGGCAGCGAAGGTGCAATGGGCGAAGGAGAAATGGTATGCGGACGCAATCGTCGCCGAGGTGAACCAAGGCGGCGACATGGTCAAGTTCACGCTTGAGCAATCAGGCGTCGAGACGGGTGGCAATCAACTCGTGATGGTGCACGCAGCACAGGGCAAGGTCGCACGCGCCGAACCTGTTGCAGCCCTCTACGAGCAGGGCAAGGTGCATCACGTCGGTCGAGCGGTGTTCGACACGCACGGCTTGAAGAACGAAGGCAACCTCGACCTGCTCGAGGAGCAGATGGTCAGCTGGGAACGCAACACGGCGACCTACTCACCCGACCGCATCGACGCGCTGGTGTGGGCAATCCACGACCTCATTCTGAAGTCGCGGAAACCGATCATCACAGGAAAGTTGCGCGGGACGCATTGACGCGCCCCGCGTTGGCGTTACCGCTTGCGCGGCTTGCCGGCCTTCGTCAGCGAGTCCTGGTAGAACATGATGCGCGCAACGTCGTCAGCCGTCGGCACGAGGCGAACGCGGATTCCCCGACCTAGGACGACGCTCGACGGCTCGCCGTTGATGCACAGCGGTTCCTCGCCGTCGTATTTCGGTTTCCACGGGACCGCGTCTCTTGCGCGGACACCGCAGGGTTCTTCGTCCGGGCGTCGATCATGCGCGACGACGCCTAGCCTGTCGAGCTCCCTAAGCAGATCAGCAGGCACGTGCAACATCGTAGGGATCCTCCCGGCCCTCGCGCACGAATTGAAAGACACGCGCCTCGATTGCAGCGAAATCCGTCTCGACCGGGTCGAGTCCTGACAGCTGCGCGAGTTTCGCAGACCCGGCGCCGTATCGACGCGCGAACGTGATCACTTTCACCTGCTCACGCGTCAGTTCCTGCCATGCGGGTCCCGACGACGTGAACCGTCCGGTGATCGTCCCGCCCACTGGTGTGCTGCGAGATGCTACGGGTGCTACGGCGGCTGCAGCAACTGCAGCAGAACCGAGCAAGAATCGACGACGTGTTAGCATCACAGCCTCGCTCGTGCGATCATGTTCAGTTGAACGGTTCCGGGGTGCTGACCAATCGACATGATCGAGTCCTCCCCGATCTCGACCTCGACGCCCATCTCCGCGAGTTCGCGCAGACAGATGTTGAGGTTGTTGAGCGTTTGCCGCGTCTCGCGCAGCTTCTCGTCTCTGACTTCGGTCGAGTGTGCCATGGTCATGCGTCCGTTGCGATGTGGTCGGCAATGTCCCACATGCGAAGCAGGTCCTCGTATGGGACGACGACGTGCTCCTTCACGGGCACGGGTCTCGAGGTGAGCTGCGCAGCGTTGAGGTGCCGGTTAGCGATTGCCTTGATGCGAAGCGCGCGTTGCTTGAGCAGCTTGCGATCCTCCGCCTCATAGCGTTTGAGGTCCGCCGCGCGCTGACGCGCGCGACGTGATGTGGGCCAGATGCTCACGACATGCGCTCCTCGAGCACGTCACGCAGCGGGCGACCGACGAGGGCGAGCAGCTGCGGATCGAGGCGCAACGCGGGCGTCTGATCGAAGTACAGCGCAAGGTCGTCGAGCGCTTTGAACGCGGCCTCCGCGTCGGTTTGCGGTGCGTCACCCATGCGCTGCAGCAAGAGCTCGGCTGCGAGTTCGTAGACGGGCAGCGTGCGCCCGTTCGCGAAGTGCTCGTTGATCGTCGATCCAGCTACGCCCATGGCGCGGCCGATCTCGGCGCAGTTGTCGCCCATGCGTTCGCGCAGACGCGCGAGGTGTTTCGGCTCCGTCCAGTTGTAGGTCGGCGGCGACTTGATCTTCTTCTTCGTGGTTGTCGTGTCGGTCATGGAATCCTCCTTTAGCGACCAATGATGCGGGCCGCGCGAGCGGCCTCGGGGGTGCCGATACCGACACCGCGGTCGAGCATTTGCCCGACGCGCGCTTTCAGTTCAGCGTTGTAGATGCGACGCACAGCGACGAAGCGCTCGAGGGCGTTGTCGTCGAGGCGCATCGCACCCGATTGAATCTTGCGCGACGTGTCGATCTGCGCTTGCACGGTCGCCTTCAGCCGCTCGTTGTCGAGCGATGCGGCGAGCTTGCGGGTTGCTTCGAGCGTGGATTGCATGTCATTTCTCCGTTGTTGCGTGAACGATGCGCACTTAACGCGCGCACCGTCAAGTGGTGATTAAGGTTGGATCGAGATCGGATCGTCGTAGCCCTCGGCGAGGTAAGAATCGACGAAACGTCCTGGTTGCATGGTCGACACATAAACGCGACGACCGCGAGCGCGCACGTCGTCAGCGGCGAGTGCGACGAGACCGGCGATGCGGTCGCCGTGACATTGCGCGACGCGATACGACCGGAGCGGTGTGATCGTCACCGGCCTGTCGCAGCACGCGGTCACGACGAGGTTGGTGTTCTGGTAGATGTCGGCATTCGCGAACGCGTTGCCGCGCACCTCCATCGACGAAGCATTGCACCATGGACAGCGACTCATGACATCACCCCCGCGAAGATGAACAGGAGGAAGATCGTCGCGAACAGGCAGACGGCGCCGATCACGTCGCCGACGAACTCCCACGGGTGGTCGCGGATGTCGTCGATCACGTTCAGAAGAATGTCGATCATCAGTCGAACTCCTTGTTGAGGGTTTGCCGCGCGATCCACTCGTGGTCGATTGCGTGGCGCATGATGTGCGCGAGGTTGAAGTGCGCGGCCTTCGTTGCGGAATCCATGCGGTCGTCCGCGCGTGCGCTGTCCTCGAGCTCTTCGGCAATCGCGCCTGTCAGCTTCTCAGCGAACCGCGCGAGCATTTCCTGTCGTTCCATCATTTCGGTTCTCCTACCCAGAAGTCGTAGTAGGTCGAGGTGTCGACCGTGCCGGTGCCATCGCCAAGCGTGTACCAGCGCTTGCGGCCGGGTTCATCGTCGAACTCGACGACCGCGGTGTTGTTGTTGCCGAGCGCGATCACGTTCGCACCTGTGACGACCTCAACCTTGCCGGTCAGGATCGAGCGGCGGTGAAGACGAAAATGTTCCATCAGACGTTCCTCACGTGCGCGGTGCGGCCCTGCGCATCGACGGCATAGAGCATCGTGCGGCCGTCCTGTATCGCGTGGATGAGCGCGTCGTTCTCGGTCGCGTGACGCGTGACGGTGCGGTTCGAGCGCACACCGCGAACGCATGTCCACGCGACGGCGTTGGCGATGATGTCCAACTCGAGTTCGGTGCGCGGGGTGTTTCCTGAAAATGCCATGATGGCCTCCGTTGTTGAGTCGCTGTTGATGCGGTGACGATGGCACACGTCGCGCGCCACCGTCAAGTCGTGATCAGTTCCAGCCGTTCAATTCGTCGTTGTTGAGCGTGTCGACCATGCGCAGCGTGTCGCGAATGTTGAACAGGACGGCGACGCGGATCACCCAGATGTCTTGATCGTCGTGGCGTTCTTCGCTGCAGGTGTAGTTCGCGGTGCGCGAGTTCGATGCGAGGGCGATGCGTGCGGTGGCGTTCATGTCGTTGTCTCCGTTGCGAAGCGTCGCGTGAAGGCCGATTGGTCGGGCCTGTTCAACTTCAAGAAGGGAACAGAGCTCAAGGTCAACGTCTACGATGTGACGCACATCCCGGACGGCAACGACATGCGCTTCGGTCATGACGGCGTGACGTGGATCGACGCGAACGGCGAATGCCACAGCGTTGAACGCCTCGAGCTGGTCGAGACACAGTTCTGAGACAACAGGCCGCGGACCTTCGGGCCCGCGGTACCTTGTCTCTCCGTTGCGTGTCATCCAGCCCGCGCTTATGATCGGCGCAACCGGGCGGAGCCCACCTGTCTCAATTCGAGGACCTAGATGGCTCAATCAGTCGCAACCGTTCATTCAGATTTCACGCGTCGCACGATCCAGTGGGCGCGCATCCGTGACGCGCTCGAAGGCACCGACGAGATCAAAGAGAACGGCGAGTCGTATCTGCCGCGCCCTGATGGGATTACCAACAGCGCCTACGACGCCTACAAGGCGCGAGCGGCGTTCTTTCCCGTCGCAGAGCGCACGCTGCGCGGCATGTCGGGCCTCGTGTTTCGTCATGCAGCGAAGTTCGAGCTCCCGACGCGTCTCGAGCCGCTCCGTGAGGCAGCGACGACGGACGGACATTCGCTCGAGGTGATGACCGAGCAGGTCGTGAATGAAGTCCTGAGCATCGGGCGCTACGGTCTGCTCCTCGACTATCCCGCCGGCAACACGACATCGCAGTCGATCCCTTACATCGCGACCTATACGGCCGAGAACATCACGGATTGGAAGGTGCAGTTCATCGACGGCATGCGCGTGCTGACTCGCGTCGTGTTGCGCGACGACTTCGACTCGGACGACGACGATGTGAACGATGAGGCCGAACAGCGCCTCGAACTCGTGATCAACGACGATCTGAACTATGAGGTGCGTCGCTGGATCGCCGCGGGTGCGAAAAAAAGCAAAACGGACACCGCAGCCTGGATCATGAAGGACTCGACCGTCCCAACGGTCAACGGCAAGCCGCTGAAGCGCATCCCCTTCGTGTTCATCAACCCCTACGACCTGCGCCCGGACGTCGAGAAGCCGCCAATGCTCGACCTCGTGGATGTGAACCTGTCGCACTATCGCAACTCAGCCGACTACGAGCACGCGCTCTTTCTCACGTCGCAGCCGACACCGTGGGTGGCGGGCGCGATCAACGAGGAAAACAAGCCCGAGGCAATCGGGTCGGGCGCGTTCTGGGTCCTGCCCGAAGGATCGACGGTCGGCATGCTCGAGTTTCAAGGCGCGGGTGTCGCTGCGATGCGCACGGCGATGGAGGACAAGGAATACCGCATGGCGTCGCTCGGCGCCCGCATGATCCACGAAGGCAAGAACCGCAACGAGGCGTCCGACACGGCTCGGATGCGCGGGCGCTCGGAGCTCTCGCTCCTGACCAACGTCGTGAACATGGTCGAGGCAGGCATCGAGAAGATCCTTCGCATGGCAGCAGAATGGACGTCCGGCAGCGCCGACGACGTTGTGGTGAAGCTGAACCGCGATTGGGTCGAGACGCGCATGAACCCGAACGAACTAAACGCGCTCATGAAGGCGTGGCAGTCGGGCGCGATCTCGCACGACACGCTCTGGTCGAACCTGCAGCGCGGCGAAGTTGCCGACGTGGATCGCACGGTCGACGAAGAGAAGGACATGATCGACGACGAGGGCGGCGATCTGACCCTCGGAGTCAACCAACTGCTGGCGAATGCCGCGCAGCAACCGCCCGGAGCCCCGGCAAATCCCGCGAGCCAAGGTGGTCAAGGGGCTGGCGGGGGTGATTCCGGGGAAGAGGAGGCCGCGGGCACAGACGAGGGGACACGCTGATGGCAATCCAGGCCCGAGTTATCAAGTTTCCGCATGGCGACACGTTCGACCCGACCCTGACCTACAAGCAGGGGTCGGTCGCGCAGGACATTACCAACATCACCATCACCTCAGAGGTGCGGCAGACGGACGGAACGCTCGTCGCGACACTTTCGGTGACCAAGATGGCGCCGCTGTCTGGTCAATTCACCGTGGTCGGTCAGACCACCGACTGGCCTGAGAACGAGAACCTGTGGTGGGACGTGCAGTTCGACAACGGCGGCATCATCAAGTCGATGCCGCGCGTGATCCTCAACGCAGAAAGTGACGTGACCCAGTGAGCCCCTTGACGGTCGAGATCCTTCCTCCGAATGCCTCGGTGGACGTCGAGCTCACCACTGGCGTGGGCGTCAACGTGCAGACCACCGAGTTCACCGCGACGTTCGGAACGATCTCGGTCGAGATCGCGACGAACCAGGGCACGGCTGGCTTGACGGCCTACCAGATTGCCATCAATAACGGCTTCGAAGGCACAGAGGCAGAGTGGTTGGCGTCGCTCCAAGGACCCGCAGGGGCAGACGTCTACGTTCACACGCAGAGCGAGCCTGCGGCGGTGTGGACAATCAACCACAATCTCGGATCTTATCCGAATGTCTACGTCCTCGACACAGCAGGCGACGAGTGCGAAGGCGACGTGGACAACCCCACCGTGAACCAAACGGTGATCACGTTCTCGGCATCCTTCGCGGGAACGGCACGGCTGGTGTAAAGGAGACACGTCATGGCCAAGAAGATCTTTCAGAACTACGACTTCGCGGGTAACCAGATCATTGACTTCCGCGCGGAGAACCTGGGTGCGAACCCGTCGAGCGGAAAAGCGGGGCGCGTGTTCTTCAACACGAGCACCTCCGTCCTTGCAATCGACACCGGCTCGACCATCAAGCCGCTGCTGACCGAGGTCGCGTGGGACGACATCCTGAGCAAGCCGTCCACGTTCGCGCCGAGCGCGCACACCCACCCGCAGAGCGGGATCACCGACCTGGTCACCGACCTCGCCGCGAAAGCACCTCTTGCGTCTCCTGCGTTCACGGGCAACCCGACTGCGCCCACGCAGACGGCCGGGAACAACTCGACGCGCATCGCCACCACGGCCTTCGTCCAGAACGCGCTTTCGGGCGCAGGCGAAGGCGACATGCTCAAGGCGACCTACGACACCAACGACGATGGCAAAGTCGACGCAGCAGACACCGCAGACGCTGCGCCTTGGAGCGGCATCACGGGCAAGCCGACCACGCTGGCAGGTTTTGGCATCACAGACGCGTTCTCTGACGCAGAGGCCGGGGCTCTCGCGACGCTCGACACCGTGGGCACGGCGCAGATCGACGACGAGGCCGTGACCCTCGCGAAACTCGCGCACGTCGCGACCAATCGCATCCTGGGCCGCACGAGTGCGTCCACGGGCGACGTTGAAGTCCTGACCGCCGCGCAAGTCAAAGCGATCCTGAGCATTGCCATCGCGGACGTGACCGGTCTGCAGACGGCGCTCGACAACAAGGCCGCATCCTCGCACACTCATACGGCGTCTGAGATCACCGACTTCGACGCGGAGGTGGAAGCGAAGATCATCTCGTACTGGGATTCCATTGCAGGCACCGACGCGAACGTGGACACGATCCGCGAGGTCCTTGACCTGATCCTTCAGAACGCCTCGGACATCACTGCGCAGATCGCTCGCTATAACGCGGACATCGGTGACGGGTCCTCGACGAGTATCGCCGTGACTCACAACCTCAATTCGCTCGATGTGTCAGTCGAAGTTTATGATAAAGCTTCCGGCGACACCGTGGGCGTTGGCGTGACTCGCACCAACGCGAACGTGGTGACCATCGAAGCAATTCCGGCGCCTGCATCAAACGAGCTCCGCGTCGTGATCAAGAAGTAAGGAGGCGCTGATGGCGTTTCGTCGACTGGGTGACCTGATTGGTCGCTATATCGGAATTGGTGGCGCAACAGGTGACGCAACAAACCCGCTCTCTGTCCGAGGTGCGGGAGCGCTGTTCGACGGCGACTCGGGCGGTCACCAAGTTCGCATCAACAAGAGCGGCGTGAGCGACACGGCTTCCTTCCTGTTCCAGCGCGGCTTTTCAGGCCGCGCCGAGTTCGGCCTGATCGGCAACGACAATTTTGAGTTGAAAGTCTCGGCAGACGGCTCAGCGTTCAACCAGGCCTTCATCGTCGATGATGGGACGGCCGTTACCGACTTCAAGCAGCAGCCGACCTATCTGGGGGCGGCTCTCTACTCGACCAGCGACTTCACTCTTTCAGACGTCGCGCGACGTTCAGGAGGTAACACCTTCACCGGCGCGCAGACATTCCAGGGGTCCATGAATGTCACCGCTGCTGGCTCGTTCGAATCCGCCTTTACCACAACTGATGCCTCGTTGCACGATGTGGGACTCCGCATCGGCGGTGCGCGGACGGCCTCGTCGTCGTCAGATATTGCCTACGTCAAGCTGGCGAACACCACGGCTGAGAACTACGATCTGGCTCAGATCGTGGCTCAAGATCCCTCAGCGAACTCGACCCTCGAGAACGGGCGTCTGATTTTCCGAACGTCTGCGAGTGGGACGCTCACTGACGCCCTTCTTCTGAACAGCGACAACACGGCGGCATTCTACGGCGAGGTCACGATCAGCGGCGCCACCGTATGGCACGCTGACAACGACGGCGCAGGTTCTGGCCTCGACGCGGACCTGCTCGATGGCAACCAAGCGTCTGCGTTCGCGTTCCTCACGGGCGCGACGTTCACGGGTGGCGTTACCGCAACGACGTTCTCAGGGAACGGTTCGTCGCTCACCAATCTGAACGCGAGCAACCTCGCTTCTGGAACAGTCCCCGCCGCACGGTTGCCCGCTGTCACCAACACAGCAGATCAGCACGCCAATGCGACTGGCAACTGGCACACGTTCGTCAATGACGGTGGTGGAAACATCGGCATGCGTTGGAACGCGACCCCTGGAGGCACTAATACCCTGGTTGAAGGCAACGCAACTGCAGGCGGTCACGCTTGGATGCTTCGCATCGACAACGACAACGCACTCGGCGACTTGTTCTGGAGACGAGGCAGCACTGCAACAAGCCAAGCAGGCGAGACCATTACCTGGGACAATTGGCTCGTCTTCGATGGTGGCCTTGATCGTGCGGAGTGGTTTAAAGATCTTGACCTGAACAACAACGACCTGGTCGGCGTAGGCGTCACGAATACGTCCCAACTTGGCGTGGGCGGCGCGACGCCCGACGCGACCAACACCTTCGCTTTCTACGGCACGGACCTCCTGCTCAATTCGGGCGGGTCCATCAACATGAAGTACAACAAGAACGCCGCGGGCGACGACGCGTCCATGACGTTCCAAAGTGGGTTCACAACCTACGGGCTCTTCGGGCTGCTCGGCAACAACGACGTGACGCTGAAAGTAGGCACCGGGTTCACTACCGCGATGATCGCCGACAATACGGATGGGACCGTCTCGTTCCCCGAAGGCGTCCGGCACGACACGGTCACAGCCTACAAGACGTCGAGCCAGACCCTGACGGGCACCGGAACTTGGGACGACATTGCGTCCTGGGATGGGACTCACATTGCAGCCAGCGGCAACTTGTCCTGGACGGCTTCGACGGGTCAAGCGTTCGTCGGCAAAGCCGGTCGGTTCCTCGTGTCCTACTCGCTATCGACCGAGATCAGCACTGGCTCGTCTCGCTCGGATTCACTTGCGAAGCTCCAGAAGTGGAACGGGTCGTCGTGGGTTGACGTTGAAGGTACTGAGCACCGGATGTATAACCGGGTCTCGGGACGCGGCGGCTCGAACGCGTCTTGGTCGGGTGTGCTCGATCTGACGGGATCGGAAGGCCTCAAAGTCGTCGCAACCGTCGAGACCGGAACGGACACCATCATCGTCGACCAGGTGTCGCTGTCGATCTCGCGCATGTAAACGCGCGCCCCTAAGGACGCCCGTCTCGTCGTTTAAACGTCGATCACCAAAACGAGCGACCGGTGATGCGCTTCGCGAACGAGTTCCACGCGACGCGGACACAGTCGTCGGTCAGGTTCGACATGACAGAAGTCGAGCGCGACGTTGCGCGGTCGCCCTTGTTGAACAGTTCGCGCATAGCCATGTCTTCCATCTCCTCGAACGATGCGCCCGCGTTGAACACTTCGACGACGTGAGCAGCAACCTCGTAGTCGGCAGCCGACTGAACGAAGTCACCAGACCATCCCAGAGCGTAGGTCGGGTTGGCGGTCAGCTTTTCGACGTGATCGGCCAGCTTCTTCTCCCAGCCTTCGACCTCACCGAACGCCCAGCGCATCGCGCAAGCCAGCTGGTAGTCCTTCTTGTCGTCGTCGCGAGCCGCGCGAGCCATCTGGGTCCACGCGTCGAAGTCGACGCGCTCTGCTGCGCGTTCCTTGCGCTCTGCGTCGCGACGTTCAGCCGCTTCTTTCTGCTCAGCAGCCGCGACCTCGCGAGCCTCGCGGGCCGCGATTGCCGCATGCTTCGACTCGGACAGGTGACGCAGTGACATGTTCTTGCGGACGTCAGCGCCTTCCTTTATGGCTTCCTCGTAGGCGCGCTCCTTCGCGACGCGCAGCGCGTCGGACCAACCTCCTTCCCAGATCTCAGACGTACCGTCAACGACCGGCTGGCGGTAGTGCGAGATGTTCGGGTGGCGATCTTTCACGGCGTCGCGCAGCACGTCGATATTCTCGTGCTCGAGGATGTCCTTGACGGACAGCGCGTCGGTGTCGAGGTCGTTCTCAAAAACGATTGCGCGGGCGACGAAGTCACGACCTTCCTGGGTTGCGTCTTCGATGATCAGGATTTCTTTGGCTTCGTAGGTCATTGTCTTCTCCGTTGATAAGGCCGACACCGCGCCGGCCATGTGACGACGTATAAGCGAGTTATAGCACCTCGTCAACACCTTTTTTCACGGATAACCAAGTTAGGTTGCTCCTTGATTCTCGATTGCGTGTCGAAACGCAGTCGTCCATAGTGTTCAAGCGGGCGTCGAAAGGCGCCCGTTTCCATCGCTAGCATTGAAAGGATCCGCCGCATGTATGGCCCTAGCCACCCCGTGTCAATCGACCAACACATCCAGAAATACCGCATCGGGCCAGACGAACAATTCCAGGACATGTGCTGGCGCATCGCAAGCACACTCGCTGATGATGAAGCGCACCGGCGCGACATCTACCTGACACTCCTTCACCAGAATTTCATGCCTGCGGGACGCGTTCAACGCGCGGTTGGGGCGCCTATGCGGATCTGCGCCCACAACTGCTTCGTCTCGGGCACGATCAAAGACGACTCGGTGGACATCATCGACAAGGTGAAAGAGGCTTTCCTGACGATGCGGATGGGTGGGGGCATCGGTTACGACTTCTCGACCCTGCGGTGGCGGGGCGCGTTCATCAAGTCCCTGCGCTCGACGGCCTCGGGCGCTGTGTCCTTCATGAGCATCTACGACTCGGCCTGCAAGACCGTCCGGTCGGCGGGTGGGCGACGAGGCGCACAGATGGGCGTCCTGCGCATCGACCATCCGGACATCGAGGAGTTCATCGACGCGAAGACAGCCGTGCTCGCTGACGACGTGATGAAGGCGCAGATGCTACTCGGCATGAAGCGCAAGGAGCTCGACGCCGCGGTCGACGCCGCCGGTGAGCAAGGCGAGAAACAGCTTGCCGAGGCGCGTGCGCGGTATGCTTTCTTCGAAGAGCTCGAGCCGTTCATGATCGACATGGTCGAAAAGGTGTCGATCCAGAACCGCCTGAGCGCGTTCAACGTGTCCGTCGCCGTGACGGACGAGTTCATGTGGGCAGTCGAGAACGACGACGAGTTCGACCTGGTCTTCGACGGTGAAGTCGTTCGCACGGTCCGCGCACGCGACCTCTGGGACAAGTTGATGAAGGCGACCTGGGACTGGGCTGAGCCGGGCATCCTGTTCATCGACCGCATCAACAAGATGAACAATCTGCACTACTGCGAGTACATCGCCGCGACCAACCCGTGCGGCGAGCAGCCGCTGCCGCCCTACGGCGCCTGCCTCCTCGGTTCGTTCGCCGTGCCGAAGTACATGCGCAAGTGGGGCGACAAGTGGTTCTTCGACTATGAGGCCTTCAAGGCCGACATCCCGGGCGTCGTGCGAATGATGGACAACGTGATCGACGAAGCTCTCTATCCGCTCCCGCAACAGGAGAAGGAAGCGAAGGACAAGCGCCGCATGGGGCTGGGCGCCACGGGCATGGCGAACGCAATCGAGGCTATGGGCCACGAGTACGGCAGCGACGCCTACATCTGGGCGCAGGATCAGATCTTGCGCACGCTGTTGAATGAATGCTACCGCGCGTCGGCGCTGCTCGCGAAAGAGAAAGGCGCGTTCCCGCTCTGGGACAAGGACAAGTTCATGGCGGGCGAGTTCGTCAACAGCGGCGTGCTGGATGACGACGTGCTCGCGCTGATCGAAGAGCACGGCCTGCGCAACTCGCACCTGACCTCCATCGCACCGACGGGCACCATCTCGCTCACCGCGGACAACATGTCGTCGGGCATCGAGCCGGTGTTCGCCTACAAGAACGGCCGCGAGATCATCAACCAGGACGGCGTGTCGAAACAGTATGTCGAGATCGACGACTACGGCGTGCGCGAGTTCGGCGTCTACGGCAAGCGCGCAGACGACTGCTCCATCGACGACCACGTGCGCGTCTACACGTCGGCGCAGAAGTACGTCGACTCGTCGATCTCGAAGACGATCAACGTCGGCGGCGCCATCACGTTCGACGAGTTCAAAGGCGTCTACCAGCAGGCGTGGCGCGCAGGCGCGAAAGGCTGCACGACGTTCCGCATCGACGGCAAGCGCTTCGGCATGATGAAGTCGCTCGACGACGTGAAGCCGGAACACGAGGAGCAGGTTCTCGACGGGACGACCGGACAGGTCGTTGACTTCGGCGACGCGTGCGGCTACGATCCGGTCACGGGCCAGCGAACTGGCGCATGTGCGGAAGGGTGACACGATGAAGAAGAAGCCATACGGCAAGAAGGGCGGGAAGAAGAAATGATCTGCCGGACGCGCGCCTTGTCCTACTTGGCGCGCGTCTCCATGCGCGTAAACCGCGCTCGAGGCGGCCATCCTCACCTGACCTTGTGCGCGGAAATCTGGCTCTATGATCGTGTTCTTCTTTGCAGGTTGATCGACACCTTGATTCTCGTGATATTGCAGGAACGAGATCACTGCAGGAAACAGTACTACCGCTATGGCATCAATCAACGAGCGCTTCATGGACTTTCAGGTCGCGCAGCAGATCCGATGGATCAGGCTGCAGAATCGCGACGTGCGCGAAGCGCTTCAGATGCTGCGACGCAGCGAGAAGGACATCGAAGCCCTTCTGCGTCGGACTGACCTCACGAACTACAACCAGGCGCGTTTAAACGCGCTGCGCCAGCAGATCGTCTCTCTTGTGCAGACGCTCGAGGCGACGCTCACGCCCGTACTCATCAACAACGTGGACGAGGCCGCTCGTCTCGCCGCGGAGATCGAAGCGCAGGCTTTCCTCCGCATCATGCCCGCGGGGCTTGATGTGACGACGCCCAACCCGGGCGTGATCGCCACCGCTGCGACTTCGGCGCCGTTCAACGGCGCGAAGATGGACGACTGGGCGAAGTCCTATTTCCGCTCGCTCGAGACGACGACGTGGTCGACGATCCTCGACGGCGTGACGCAAGGCATGACCAACGACGAACTCGTCCGAGCCGTCCGCGGCACGCGCTCGCGTCGATACATGGACGGCGCGCTGCAGCCGCGACGCCGCGGCCTCGAGACGCTCGTCCGCACATCGACGAACCACGCGACGAACCAGGGCCGGCAAGCCGTGTGGGAGGCCAATGAAGGCCTGATCTCAGGCGTGCGCTGGGTCTCGACGCTCGACACGCGCACGACGCCCATCTGCCGCGAACGCGACGGCAAGGTGGGACCCGTGTCCCCGAGCGACGATTGGAAGCCGCCGAACGGCGCACCGCGTCTGCATCCGCCCATGGCGCGCCCACCTGCGCACCCGAACTGCCGCTCGACGACGGTCGCGGTGACGAAGTCGTGGCGCGAACTGGGCTTCGACATGGACGAGCTGCCATCCGGCACGCGCGCGTCGATGGACGGGCAGGTGCCTGCGAACATCACCTACTTCGAATGGCTGAACCGGCAGAGTGCTGCAACGCAGGAGGAGGTCCTCGGCCCTGCGCGGCTTCGACTATGGCGAGAGGGTGGTATCACGCCTGACCGCTTCCAGAACGACGAGGGCCACTTCTACACGCTTGCGGAGCTGCGTCGTCGTCAGCCCCAGGCGTTCAAGGATGCAGATCTCTAGGAGGACACCATGACTGCTTCGAACTTCAATCAGACGACGGAATGGCTCCTCGTTCACGAGGGCGGTTTCGTCAACAATCCCCGAGACCCTGGTGGTGCAACGAACCGCGGCGTGACCCAGGCCGTCTATGATGGCTACCGCCGCCGTAAAGGTCTGCCCAAGCAGACCGTGCGCAACATCACGACCCAGGAGGTCTACGACATCTACCGCACGCAGTACTGGGACAAGGTCTGGGCCGACGACCTGCCGCAGGGACTCGACTACGCCGTCTACGACTTCGCCGTGAACTCGGGTCCGTCGCGCGCCGTCAAGTTCTTGCAGCGCATTATCGGCGTGGCTGACGACGGCGTGATGGGCAACGTGACCATGGGCGCGATTGCAGCCTTGCCGCGTGATCAGGTGGACGACGTGATCATCCAGCTCTGCACCGACCGCTGGAACTGGATGAAGCGCCTCCGCACCTGGGACGCGTTCGGTCGTGGCTGGACCCGTCGCGTTATGGGCGAGGAGATCGGCGTGCAGGATCGTGACACCGGCGTGATCGACCGCGCGGTGAAGCTGCACAACGGCGCACCTGTGACCGCACCGACGCGTGCTGCTGGTGGTCAGGCCCGCGAACAAGACGAGCGCTCGACTGCTCGTGCTCGCGACGGCCTGAACCTCGACACCATCGGCACGATTGCCGGCGGTGTCGCACCCACCGCGGTCGTCGCAGCGATCCAGCAGGAGGGACCGATGCAGTACGCCCTCGCGGGTGTCGTCGTGCTTGCAGCCTTGATGGCAGCGGTCGTCTTCTACAAGAAGGTCATCCGCTAATGTGGGAGATCGTCGCAGTCACTCTCTGCCTCGGCCTTCCCGCGGATGCTGAGCTGTCGAACTGCTCGACGTTCAACGACTCGTGGGGGCCCTACGCGACACGCGAGGAGTGCGACGCGCGAACTGCCGAGATCGCAGTCACCTGGCCAATGACCATCGCTGCCGCGACTGGCTACATGGGCCCGGTGATCGTGATCGGGAACGAGTGCACGCTCTCGGGCGAGGATGTCTAGTACCTCGTTTCGACTATAACTCGGTTAGGCGTCAACCGCAAAGTTTGCTCGACGACTGGGCGCGCGCCGCCTAACCTCGAAGTGTCAGCATAGGAGGCGGCCGATGGGTAGCAACTCAATGAGGAAACAACGACAAGCCGAAAGAAATTGGAAACCTCCGCAGATTGAGACGCTCACGCAGAAGCAGGCCTCCTACGTTGCACAACTCGCGAAGAACGATTGCGTGGTCGCCACAGGACCCGCAGGCACGGGCAAGACCTATGTCGCGTGCGCTCACGCCGGACAGGCGCTCTTCAACAAGGACATCCACAACATCGTCCTGACACGACCCAACGTCGGCGTGGCAGGCAAGACGATGGGCTTCCTCCCGGGTGACGCGAAGCGCAAGATGGCGCCTTGGGCCCGTCCGCTCGTCGAGGCGTTTAAACATCACATGGGCGCGAAGAAGCACGAGGAAGCGACCAACCAGGGCAAGATCAAGATCGAGGCGCTCGAGCACATCAGAGGCCTGACCTTCGACGATGCCGTGATGATCATCGACGAGGCGCAGAACACGACGCCCGAGGAGATGAAGGCTTTCCTGACGCGCATCGGCGAGAACTCGCAGGTGATCATCTGCGGCGATGATCGGCAATCCGATCTGCATCCCACCGAGAACGGACTCGCGTGGGTGATGCGCGCAATTGAGCAAGGCCTCGTGCGCGGGATCGGTCGGACGAAGTTCACGCACGCCGACACCGTGCGCTCGGAGATGTGCCGCATGTGGGCGGAGGCGTTCGACGCGCTCGAAGACGAGGACGCCGACCCGAAGGCCGGCGTCAATCGTTTCCTGGTTGCGGCGAGCAGTTAAAACGGGATCTCATCGTCGAGCGCGACGGCGCCCCAACCCGACGGCGCAGCGCGCGGCGTGTTCAGCGACGCCTTCCACGCATCGAACTCGAGCGGCTCCTCGCCGTCTTCGTCGCACGCGTTGCAGTAATCGCAGTAGCCCTCGTGATACGCGTCCAGTTCAGTCGCGGCGAAGCGTTCGCGAACGTCGTCGAACTGAGCGTTGAACTCGTGATCCATGGCTTCCTGGAATTGATCGAACATCGTTTTTCTCTGTGGTTGGTGGGAGGGCTCGCGCCCTCCCGTTTCGATTTATGCGGCCTGCATCTCTTTGAACTTTTTCTCCGGCGTGAACTTGCCGTCAACGTAGATGCGAGCCGGCCACTGCAGGAAGAACGTGCCTTTCGACGACACCTTGAAAACGACCTGCTGGTCGACGACGACTTGCGCGTCGCCCTGCATGCCGCGGATCGTGAACTCGCCGTTGCCGCGCAGGTTCAGGACGCAATCGGTGAGGTGACCGATCTTGCCTTCGAGTTTCGCGATGAACGAGTCGACTTGGGCGTCGGCGAAGTCCTGCGCGTGCTTCTCGAGGCGTTCGACGTTCACGACACCTTCGCAGCCGGGTGCCACGCGATTGTCGGCCCAGGTGATGTAGCCCGACGCGAAAGCGTGGATGCGATAATCGCGGAAATGATAGCCGCGGATCGTGCCTTCCTCGTCGCGCAGTGCGTCGATTTTGGCGTGGGCGCGCTTGAGGAACATTGCTTTGGCCTCTTCGCGGATCGGGTCGAAGGCGGCTTTGATGTTGTTGAAGGTCGTCATGTCGTTGTCTCCGTTGAGTCGCTGTTGATGAGTCGCTTGTAGCATCCCGCTCGTTTAAACGTCAACCGGCCTAGTACCTTATTTCGTGCATAAGCGACTTATACCCCGCAGTCATAAGCGACTTGCGGGTTCCAGGTCTGCCTTTTATCGTCGGCCTCGACCTCACAACCCGAGGGCCTCGGGCGTGGTCTTAGGCAGAGCCGAAACTGAAAGGAAATCCATATGCCGTTCTTCGATTCCGAAGGCAACGAAATCCAGATTGGCGCCGAAACCCCTGAGGTGAAGTCGCTCCTGGAACAGGCAGTCAAGGAGGCGACCTCCGGGCTGGCAGCGAACAAGGACGAGATCCTGGGCGAGAAGAAAGCGCTTCAGGAAAAGCTCGACGAGATGCAGAAGACTTGGGGCTCGTATGACCCCGAAATGGTCAAAACGATCATGACGCGTCTCGAGAACGACGAGGAGGCCAAACTCCTCGCAGAAGGCAAGACCGACGAGGTCTTCGAGCGTCGCGCGGAACGCCTCAAGGCGGATCACGCGAAGCAGATCGAGGCCTACGAGAAGAAGGTCGCTGAGCTCCAGCAAGGCTACGAAATGGCCGGCGAGCGAGTGAAGCGGTTGACCGTCGAAGGCGGGATCCGCCAGGCGGCTTCGGAACTCGGTGTCGTGCCTTCGGCCTTTGAGGATGCGCTGCATCGCGCCATGAGCGTTTTCAGCGTGGACGAAGAAGGCAAGCTGCATGCTGCCGAGCCCGATGGGGGCACGATCTACGGCAAGGATGGCCAGCCCATTTCGCCTGCGGAATGGCTCGAGTCCATGAAGGAGAAGGCGCCGCATTGGTTCCCTGCTCCTCAGGGAGGCGGGGCCGGAGGCGGACGGGATCGAAGCGGAAGCTTCACCATCAGCCGCGCGGATGCGCGCGACGTCCAGAAGTATCGCGCTGCGAAAGAAGCAGCCGAGAAAGCGGGCTCTCAACTGCAGATCGTCGGCTGAACCTCGAACGGCCGCGCACGTGCGCGGTGACACTTTGAACCGCGCACTTCGCGCACGCCAGTCGAAAGGAAAGACCGATGGCAAACACCCTTGGGAACTACAATCCCGAGTTCTACGCTCAGGAGGCCCTCATCCAGCTCTTCAAGGCGCTGGGCATGGCCGGCCGCGTTCACCGCGGTGCCGAGCAGGAACGCAACTCCGCCGGGAACCAGAAAGGCGACACGATCAACCTCAAGCGTCCGACCAAGTTCACGGCCGCTGAGCACGTCGCCGGCACCGGTTCCGCAGTTCAGGACGTGGTCGGCGAGAACATCGCCATCGTCCTCAACAACCACCAGGAAGTGAAGTACAAGCTCACCGACCGCGAGCTGGCTTACACGACCGAGCAGATCATCACCGATCATATCACGCCTGCCGCGTATGCGCTGGCCGACAAGATCGACCAGGATCTGCACGCGCTCGGCTCGCGCGTCGGCCCCAAGGCCTTCGTTTCGGGCACCGCTTCCTCGGCCTTCATCACCGGCCCCCGGAAAGTGCTTCGCAACAACGAAGTGCCGATGGACCCGGGCATGATCCACTACCTCGTCGATTCCGGCATGGAAGCCGCGTTCCTCGACCTGGGCATCTTCCACGAGGCACGCATCACCGGTGAGGGCGCCAACGCTCAAGCCCTGATGAACGGCTCGCTGGGTCAGCGCTTCGGCGTTGAGGTGTTCGCGTCGCAGAACGCAGACGTGGACGTGGCGGCCCTCAGCTCGACCGCAACGGCTTCGGCCGCTACCGGCGACCCGGTCCTCGCGGTCAACAACGCGAGCGGCTACTCGGCCAACACCTCGACCATCGCGGTCGATGGCGGTACCGCCGCGGAGACGTTCCAGGTCGGTGACACGTTCACCATCGCTGGCGATCCGACGGTCTACACGCTGACGGCTGCGACCACGCTCTCGACGGGCGCCGGCAACTTGACGTTCTACCCGGCACTGCGCCGCAACGTCGCCGACGACGCGGTCGTGACGTTCAACCTGCTGAACGCCATCGAGGAAGCGGCTCACGTCCGCAACCTGATGTTCCACCGCAACGCGTTCGCGCTCGCCTTCGCACCGCTGCCGATGACCGGCGACGGCCGCGGCGCCGAGATGGCGACCGTCACCGACGAGATCACCGGACTGTCGGTCCGTGCTCGTATGTGGTACGACGGCGGCACCGCATCGAACTTCGTGGCACTGGACGCCCTCTACGGCACCCAGGTCCTCGACCCGATGCTGGGCGTGCAGGTCAAGCGCGCGACGAGCGTTTACCCCGCGTAAGTGATTGACGGGGGCTCCTAACGGGGCCCCCGCCTCCACGCAACGAGACCCGACGAGGATCAACCCATGAAAAATCTCCAGACTTACCCTGTCGCCAAGAACGGCAAGTTTTTCGGCTACGCAGACGCCGACCAGATCGCTGCAGCGGGCGGAAAGCTCGAACTGTTCGACGAGAACAAGGCGGCGAAGATCTCGACCGAAGCCAAGATCGCCGAGTCGAAGGCGAAGCAGGCGGCGAAGTCGAACGAGGTCAAGGACGCGGAAGCCGCGGGCGGCGCCGACAACGGCACCCCGCCGAAGAAAGGCCCCGCCAAGTAATTCGACACGCTGTCGCGAATTGATACGCGGGCGCGTCGGAAACGACTGCGCCCGCTTTCCTCATGAGGAGTGGGATGCCTGACGACTTGTCACATATCGAACAGCGGCTCGAGCAGCACACGGACCGCATCACGGCGCTAGAGCTCTGGAAGGCAGAGCAAGCGACGTTTCTCGCCGTCCGCGAAGAGCGCGACAAGCACCTCGACCGCCGGTTCGACAAGCTCGAGCAAGGCGTTGACGAGGTGAAGGGCTACCTGTTGAAGATCGTCTGGGTGATCGTGCTCGGCATCCTCGGGTCGCTCGTGATGTTCATCATCAATGGAGGGCTGGCAGGTGTCTGATCGAAACAGCCGGCAACTTTCGTTCATCCTGAGTCTGCCGACACTGTTTCTTCTCATCACTCTCGGGTTCATTCCGGTGATGTTCCCGATCATGGCGCAATGGGAAGGCAACCTCATGCCGGTCGTGCGCAACGTCGAAGTCCGCGAGGTCGAGAACACCGAAACCGGGATCATCGTGGACGTGCACTTCGACAAGGTGCGGTCGTGTGAGTTCCTGGGAATTTCGTGGTACGACTCTTTCGGTGATCGTGCCCCGTGCTATTCGACCTCGACAATGAGGGCGATCTCCCGAGGTCGCGACCTGTCATGGAGGACCAGAATGCGGGCCCGTGGAAGCTGCTTGGGATCGACCAGCTCGACGGATTGGTTGCGATCACGTCACATCGCTGCCATCCGCTCTGGATCACTTACACGCGATTCTATCCTTGAGCGAGATTGATGCCGAAGCAGATTGACTACACCCCCGAAGAAGTGTTCGACGCGTTCCAGCGGCTCGGACGATCACAGCGCGCAGTGTCGCGCGAACTTGGAATCTCGAGGGGTGCGGTCAAGTATCGGCTCGAGAAGGCCGCGCAACTCGGCATGGACTACGACGCGCCCATCTCGGGCGGCAAGTTCACCGCGTTCAAGACCATCGTCATGCCGCTGCCGAAGGTGGGCGAAGTCAAGCGCTACATCCTGTCCTCGATCCAAAACAACACGGACGCGCACGTCCCCTTCGTCGAAAACCTCGTCGCATACGCCGAGCACATCGGTGCCGAGTTCAAGGTCGCGCGCTACTCCTACAACCGCGCCGCATACGGCAACAAAGGCACGAAGGCGGGCAAAGGGCCGACCGAGGACGACACGAAAGAGCTGTGGTTCGATCCGATCTTCGACGAGTACATCTGCGACGACCGCCTCGAGCTGGCACCGCAGCTCCTGTTCTGCGGTGAGATGAACATCTCGCCCACGGCGAAGCGCCCATTGTCGAGCCTCGAGACGTATGCAGGCCGCAAATCCGCGATCTTCCCGCACACCAAGTTCGCGCTCGAGTCGATTGCAGGCACGGCGAACGAAGGCGCGAAGTTCAACTACACCACGGGCACGGCGACGCTGCTCAACTACATCCAGAAGAAGCAGGGCTTGCAGGCGGAATTCCATCACGGCTTCGGCGCCGTGATCGTCGAAGTCGATCATGAAGGCGACTGGTTTGTCCGGCAGCTGAACGCGGACAACGACGGGACGTTCTACGACATCACGCCGGCCGGTGTCGTGCGTGTCTCCGACGGAGAGGTGAGCTCTGGCGCCGTTGCGGCGATCAACTGGGGAGACATCCACGCCGAGGTCGTCGATCCCGAAATCTACGAACTGTCCTTCGCGGACGGCGGCATCCTCGACACGCTGCGCCCGTCGCATCAGTTCGCGCATGACGTGCTCGACTTTCGCGCACGCAATCACCACGAGATCAAGAACTGCCACCAGATGTTTAAACGCTGGAGGGAGGGCACCGACAACGTGCGCGACGAGGTTCATCGCGTGAAAGCGCTGCTCGAGGACATCGACCGCGACTTTTGCACGACGGTCATCGTCGACTCGAACCACGACCGCGCGCTCGAGCGCTGGCTGCGCGAGGCGGACTACAAAACCGACCCAGAGAACGCCGTGTACTTCCTCGAGCGTCAACTCGCGCAGTACCGCGCAATCGAGAACGACGACCAGGACTACCACGCGTTGCGCGAGGCATTGCGCGACGCAGGGCTCAGCCGAGACTTCCTGTTCCTCGGGCCGGACGATTCTTTCGTCCTGTGCAACGAAGACGACGAATTCTCCGGCGGTGTCGAGTTCGGGATGCATGGGCACTTGGGACCGAACGGATCGCGCGGCACGCCGCTGGGTCTGTCGCGTCTGGGCCGCAAGGCGAACACCGGGCACACTCACAGCGCGCAGATCATCGACGGGCTCTATGTCGCGGGCACGATGAGCAAGCTCCGCCTCGACTACAACTCGGGGCCGTCGTCGTGGTCGCACTCGTTCATCGTGACCTACGAGAACGGGAAGCGCACGATCATCACTTGCTACAACGGGAAGTGGCGCGCAGGACCTTAAAGAGCCTATAAGCGACTTATTCCTAGGACGAATCCACGCTCGAGTCACGGCACGTTCTGCCGTAGGATCGCCGCGACGAAAGGACCGGCGCAATGACTCTGACTGTTGGAACTGATGCCTACGACACGCTTGCCAATGTGCGCGCCTATTGGGCCGCGCGCGATGCAACTGCGTCGGCAGCATGGATCGCACTCGCGGACGCAGACGCCGAATTGCTGATCCGCAAGGCGACCGACTACGTCGACCGCAATTTCTCCTACATCGGGGACAAGGCGACGGCCGCGCAGCGCCTGAAATGGCCGCGCAAGTTCGCTGAGGTCGAAGGCTTCCTGCTCGACTCGGCGACGATCCCGTGGCAGGTGCAAGAGGCGACCGCGATCATCGCGGAGCTGTATCGCCTCGGCACGTTCGACATGGAAGGCATCATCACCGACGACGCTGCAGCGATCTCGATGCAGAAGGTCGATGTGATCACCGTCCAGTACGACACGACGAAACGGTTGCAAGGCAAGGACGTGCCGTCGCACGTCTACGCACTGCTCCGCCCACTCACGCTTGGAACGGGAGGATTGAAGCGCGCATGAATTTCTACGAAGGCCTCCGCGACGACACCGCCGGCCCGCTGATCGCTCAGTTCGGGCAGCTCGCGACGTACCGCGTCTTCGGGGCGGAGACCTACGACAACGCGACCGGGAAGACGACGAAAGGCTCGCCGACCGATACCGCGATCCAGATGCTCGACTTGCCCATGCGCGAGCGCGAGTTCACGGAAGCAGTGACGGCTCAAGCCGACGCCATGCTCCTCGTCGCAGCGAAGGAATTGAATGCCGCAGGCGTGACGCCCGCAGTCGACAACGAGGTGATCTTCGGTTCGAAGACCTACCGCATCCTGTCCATCAACACGGTCGGCCCTTCGAGCGTTGCCGTGATCTACAAGATGGCGGTGCAAAATGCCTAGGGGTCTGTCAGCACGCGAGTTCGCCATCGACCTGAAACGGTTCGGTAAGGTGACCGAGGAACAGGCAACGCTGATCTTCCAGAAGATCGCCATCGACCTGGACACGCGCGTCGTCCTCGGCACGCCTGTCGACTCGGGTCGCGCACGCGGCAACTGGTTCCCGTCCGTCGGCTCGCCGTCGGCTCAGGTGGACATGAACGCATCAGACAAGTCGGGGTCCGCGGCAACCGCGGCCGCGACGAGCACGGTGTCGGGCGCGAAGATCGGCGACGTGCTGTGGTTGACCAACAACCTGCCCTATATCCTGCCGCTCGAGAACGGCTGGTCGGGGCAGGCGCCCGAAGGCATGGTCGACCTGAACCTGAACGCCATCGCGGCGCAGTACGGCGGGAGCATTCAGCGATGACTTACGCCGTGGCACACGCAGCGATCCGGCAACGGTTCGAAGCGCAATGGGGCGCGACCACTGACGTGCAGTGGCCGTCCACGAAATACACCCCGGGCGAAGACCCGTGGGTTCGACTTCAGATCGCACCGGCGAACGCCCTCTGGGCCTCGTTCGGTGATCCTGGCAACAACGTCGAGCGCAATCTCGGCCAGGTGACGGTCCAGATCTTCGTTCAATCGGGCGAAGGCGAAGGGCTCGCGATGGAGTATGCTGATCAGGTTCGAGCTGTTTTCCGCAACTGGCGGGATGCAGTATCGGGCGTGCGGTTCCTGGAGCCGCCGTATGCCCGCCAGATCGGATTCGATGGAAAGTGGTTCCAGGTCAACGTCGTCGCGCCGTTCCAGTTCGACGACTACACTTGATGGGAAAGGAGAACCCCAATGCCTGATTTTGGCACTTCCAACCGGGTGGCGCTCCGTCGAGTCGCGGAATCGACTTGGGGTACCACTCCCGCAACTCCGACGCTGGACCCGATCCGGTTCACTTCGGAATCGCTCAACTACAACGCCGACTTCATCACGTCGGAAGAGATCCGCGCTGACCGCATGACGCCCGACACCATCCAGGTGTCGTCGCAAGCGGGTGGCGACATCAATGGGGAATGGTCCTACGCCACCTACGATGACTTCATTGAAGGCGCCATGTTCTCGTCCTGGCTGACCACGGGTTCGGCACAGGGTCCGGACACGACCATCGCCATCGTGAAGACGGGCGGCTCGCCCAACACCTGGACGCTCACCGACTCCGGCAGCGGGTTCGCCTCGAACTCGTGGGTCGTTGGTCAGTTCGTCAAGGTCGAGGGCTTCTCGACCGCGGGCACGTTCTTCGCCGAGATCACGTCGATTGCCGCAGGCACCCTGGGCATCACGCCGCTCACCGACGTTGCGTCGGAAGCCGCGGGCGACTCCGTGACGATCACGCCGCTCGACTTCATCCGCAACGGCACGACCAAGAACTCCTACACGATCCAGAAGGCGTTCACCGACCTGGCGACGCCCGAGCTGTGGAACTTCACTGGTTCGCGCATCTCGACCTGGAGCCTGGAGCTCGCGACTGGCTCGATCCTGACCACGACCTTCACCGTGCTGGCGAAGGACGCGCAGATGACCGAGTCCCAGTTCTCGGGTGCGACCGTGAACGCGGCGAACACCAACACCGTGCTGAACGCCGTGGACAACGTCGCTGCCATCGTGTTCGATGGTGACCCGGGCAGCTCGACGTTCTACTTCAACTCCCTGTCGATCACGCTCGACAACCAACTGCGCGGGCAGGAGGCTGTCGGCACGCTGGGTCTGATCGGGATCGAAGCAGGTCGTCTGTCGCTCACGGGTGCCATCGAGCTCTACTTCGAGAACTCGTCCCTGTTCGACAAGTTCCGCGCCGCGACCGCGTTCGGCCTGTCCTTCCTCGCGCAGGACGCCGCCGGCAATGCCTACGTGGTGACGATCCCGCGGGCGAAGTACACTCAGATGGAAATCGTCGCGGGTGGCCTCGACCAGGACATCTTCGCTTCGGCACAGTTCGAGGCGATCATCAACGCTGCTGGCACCTACCAGTACCAGATCAGCCGCACCTAAGTCGCAGGCGCCTCTGGGCGTCCGCGCACCGCGGGAGGGGTAGTCGGGTCGCCCCTCCCGCACCTTGTTCTTCGATTGCAGAACAGGCCGTTTCCGCCTATCTTCGCCGCTGTCATGTGACCCGACCTGAACGAAAGGAACCTTTCAGTGGCTGACCTCAAATTCGACATTAACGACTTCCGCCTCGACTACGACGCTGTCCAGAACGGCGTGTGGGTCGAGTTCGGCGGTGGCGCGTCCTTCAAGATCGCCCCGTTCGACAACCCGTCCTTCGAGGACGCGTTCCGCAAGGCCAACAAGCCCTACAACGATCTGGGCCGGAAGCCCAACGACGACGAGCAAGAAGAGATCATGTGCCGCACCATGTCTCAGTTCATCGTCCTGGGCTGGAAGGGCGTCTTCGACGGCGACGCCGAACTGCCCTACTCGCAGGAAGCCGCCTACCGCCTGCTGACCGAGCTGCCGCGCATCCGCGCGAAGATCATCACCGAGGCGCAGAAGCTCGAGAACTTCAAAGCCAAGGCCCGCGAGGCGACCGAGGGAAACTGAAGAGCTGCGTCCTGTGGGAAATGAGCTATGGCGACCGGATCGCCATGCTCCAGAAGATCGCCGAGCGGGAGGGAAAGATGCCTCCCGCTCTTGCCAATCGCCCGGTCGTCACAGAGCACGCAGCACCTTATTTGACCTCTTTCAAAAGGCTCCATTCTTCGCGTATGATGAGTGCCAACGGCACCCCGTCTGGGATCCCTCTGTCAGAGATGGAGTCCTATGCGCGAATGTTCGGTTTCGGTAGTCCGGAGGACCGCCTGGATCTCGTGCACTACGTCAAGATCTGCGACGATGCCTGGTTGACCGAAGTGAACAAGCGGAGGAAGCCAGTTGGCAACCCAGGAAAGCACACTCCGGGTAGGCGTCGATAGCCGCCCAATGGTCGAAGGAGCCCGCAAAGGTGAGCGGGCTCTTGACGGCCTCGGGCGCAAGGCTGGCGTCCTCGGAGAAACCTTCGACCGGCTGAATACTCGAACCAACCTCCTCGCTCGCGCGTTCGAGGCCCTTGTCGCTGTGGGCATCGCGACCTTCTTCACTCAAGCCGTCACCGCGGCTGGCTCGTTCGAAACCGCAATGGCGGAGGTCAGCACGCTCGTAGACGAGACCGTCTTCAATCTGGGACGGCTAGAGGACGCAATCCTTGCACAGTCGCGAGCGTTCGGTGCAGCCCCTGTCCAGCAGGCCGCTGCTGCCTACCAGATCATCTCGGCAGGCGCGAGCACTGCCACCGAAGCCATCGACCTCCTCGACGCATCGAACCGCCTCGCCATTGGCGGGGTCACAGACGTTGCTACGGCTGCGGATGGCTTGACGTCCGTCCTCAACGCCTATGGTATGGCGGCGTCGGAGGTTTCCGACGTTAGTGACGTGCTCTTCGTCGGTATGCGCGCTGGTAAGACGACCATCGGGGAGCTGGCCTCCTCGCTCGGTAACGTCGCGCCGCTGGCCGCGCAAGCAGGCGTCGGGTTCGATGAACTGGTCGCCTCGATTGCAGCTCTGACCAAAGGCGGTATCTCGACGCAGCAGGCAGTGACGGGCGTCCGCGCGATCCTTGCGGCCGTCACCAACCCGACCGTCGAAGCAGCCGACATGGCAGAGCGCCTAGGCCTCAACTTCAACGCCGCCGCACTCGAGTCGCGCGGCTTCGCTGGCTTCATGGAAGACGTGGTCACGGCGACGGGCGGCTCGTCCGACGCGATGGCGCAGCTCTTCGGCGGCGTCGAAGCCCTGGTTCCTGCCCTCGCACTCGCGGGTCAGGCGGGCGTCGATATGACCGCGATTCTCGAGGACATGGAGGAGCGCGGAGGCGCGACCCAAGAAGCCTTCGAGAGGATGACCAATACCTTCGAGTTCCAGTCTGCGCGTCTGCGTCAGTCGCTCATGACCGCGCTGATCGAACTGGGCTCCATCATCACGAGCGCGCTCACTCCTGCGATCAAATTCCTTGCCGACAACTTCGACGCGCTCAGCCGCTTCGTCATGGTCGCAGCCGCTGGGTTCACCGCCCTGATGATCCCGGCAGTCATCGCCATGATCCCCGCAATCGCATCCGCGACGGCTGGCCTCGTCGCAATGGCCGCTGCTTGGCTTCTGACGCCGTTCGGCGCGATCCAAGCTCTGATCATCGGCGCAGCCGCTGCGCTGGCCTACTTCGGGGACACCAACGTCGAGGTCGCTGGCCGCGTCGCGACGGTGTGGCAGGTGCTCAAGGCCGTCCTGATGACCGTGGGCCAATACTTCGGGCGCATCTACGACATTGCGGTCACCGCCTTCCAAGGCATCGTTGACGGGCTGGCTGACTTTGGTGAGTCGGCCTACAACATCTTCCTGCAGGTGTGGAACTGGGCGACGAGCGCCTGGGACGGCGCGAAAGCGTCCGCGGGGAACTTCTTCTCAAACGTGGCCGAACGCCTCGACGAGTTCCTGGGCAACTGGGGCCTTTCGCTCGACACGATTGCCGACTGGATCAAAGGCGCGGTCAACTTCTGGATCGGTCTCCACGTCGGGTTAATCGCAGCGATCCGCCCGACGATCACCGAAGGCATTCCCGCTCTGTTCGAGCTCGCCATGGCGAAGGCGAAGAACATGGCGATCCAGGGCCTGCAGAACATCATCAACGTCTTCGTCCGCGGCCTGGGTGGCCTGGGCGACGCGCTCGACCTGATCCCTGGTTTCGAAGGCATCGGTGACGCGATCCGCGAGAGCCTGACGGTCGACTTCTCCGACCTGCAGACGGACACGGCTGCGCTCGAGGCGAACCTTGCATCCGCAGGCGCAAACATCGGGTCCGCGTTTGGCGAGGCGCTCAACGTCGACTACGTCGGGAACTTCGGGACGGCTGTCCGCGAAGGCGCCGAGACCGTTCGCACGGCCTTCGACGAGAACATTCTAGGCCCGTTCAACGACGCACTGACTCGCACGGGTCAGACGCTCGCGAACGACTTCGGCGCGAACCTGGACACCGTGATCGAGCAGCAGGAAACCTCGTCCGAGATCCAGGAGCAACTCAACACGGTCATCGAAGACGGCACGCCGGTCATCACCGACTTCGGTGACGCGGCGGGCGGTGCAGCCGGTCAGCTCCGCGAACTCAACGCCGCACAGCAGGAGTACATCGACGGCCTGACCGACGAGTACGAGCAGATCGTCCAGAACAATGGCGGCGCCCGCGACGCAGTGCGCGCTTGGTACCAGGAGCAACTGATGATCCTGGAAGACCTCGGCTTGAAGTACGAGGACTACGCCACAATGATCGAGACGATCTTCGAGGAGCGCATGAAGGAAGCGCGCGAGCAGGATCTCGAGAACGCGACCGACTGGGCATCGGGCATCTCCCGCGCACTGGACAGCATCGAAGCGGACATCGGCACGGCTGCTGACCGCGCGGAAAGCATGTTCAAGAGCGCCTTCGACAAGTCGGCGGATGCGCTCGCTGACTTCGTGATGACTGGCAAGCTCGACTTCGGTGAGCTGGCTCGTTCGATCATCGCGGACATCATCAAGATGCAGACGCGGATGCTGCTCTTCAACGCCATCAAGATGGCGTTCCCTGGGTTCGCAGACGGCGGGATGGTTCCTGTGTTCGCAGACGGGGGTCGCATCAGCGGGCCGGGTACCGGTCGTTCTGATTCTATTCTTGCGCGTGTCTCGAATGGGGAATATATCGTGAACGCCAAGGCGACCCGCGAATTTCTCCCGATGCTGAACCAGATCAACTCTGGCCAGATGCCGACGTTCGCGGACGGTGGTCTTGCGATGGGGTCGATTGCTGCGCCGCGTCGCATGGCTTCCGGTGACGAGCAGACGAACCGCGGAGACAACCCGACCATGATCTTCAACATCACGACGCCCGACGCCCAATCGTTTAAACAGTCGGAAGGCCAGATCGCCAACCGGATGCGTCGCATGGCACAGCGAGGAGTGCGCGGCGCATGAGTTTCCACGAGATCCGGTTCCCGACAAGCATCTCCCGAGGATCAGAAGGTGGCCCCGTTCGACTGACGGACGTGGTCATCCTTCGCTCGGGTTTCGAGCGGCGCAACTCGATCTGGGCGAACGCGCGACGCAAGTATGACGCGGGCCTTGGGATCCGCAACGTCAACGACCTCTACGAAGCCTACGAGTTCTTCGAGGGTCGCGAGGGTCGTCTCTACGGGTTCCGCTGGAAGGACTGGCTCGACTACAAGTCCTGCAAGCCCAACGAGATGATCTCGGACACCGACCAGAACATCGGGACGGGCGACGGCTCGACGACGGTGTTCCAGCTCAAGAAGGCCTACGTGTCTGGATCCTCGACGATCTCGCGCGACGTGACCAAGCCGGTCGACGGCACTGTGGTCGTCGCTGTCAATGGAACGCCCACCGCTGTCACGGTCGACCTGACCAACGGCGAAGTGACGTTCTCGTCCGCGCCCGCAGGTGGCGCAGCAATCACCGCTGGCTTCGAGTTCGACGTGCCTGTCCGCTTCGACCAAGACGAGTTCATGGTCAACCTGGAGCACTTCGACGCAGGCGCCGTGCCCGACCTGAAAGTGATCGAGATCCGAGTATGAAGAACCTTTCCGCAGCCATGATCTCCGCCCTTGGTGAAGAGGCGTCCAAGCTGTGCTACTGCTGGCGCATCGAGCGCACGGATGGCACGGTCGTCGGTTTCACCGAGCATGACAAGGACCTGACGTTCGATTCCGTGACCTATACGGCCGCGGATGGCATCCAGGCGACCACAATCGTCCAGTCGCTCGGGCTGGCCGTTGACAACCTGAACCTCGAAGGCGCCATCTCGTCGTCGTCGCTGAATGAGGACGACCTGGACAACGGGCTCTACGACGACGCCGAAGTGACGCTCTATCTCGTCGACTGGTCCGACGTGTCAACGCGCATGACCATCGCCCGCGGCTCGGTCGGTGAAGTGAAGCGGTTCGAGACGGCCTTCTCGACGGAATTCCGCTCCCTTGCGCATCGACTGAACCAGAAGACGGGACGCGTGTACCAGCGCTACTGCGACGCCAACCTCGGAGACGCGCGCTGCGGGCGCGACGTGAGTGGTTCGACGTTCACACTGTCGTCGGGGGCGGTGACCGCGTCTGACGGGCGTCTGCTCACTGTCACGGGCGCTGATGGTTACACAGGCGGCTGGTTTGACCGCGGCCTGCTCACGGTGCTGTCGGGATCGGCGTCAGGCGCGATTCTCGAGATCAAAGAGCACTCGGGCACCACCATCGAACTGTGGACGCCGCCCCCGACCGCGATTGCGGTCAGCGACACGGTCAAGCTGGTGGCTGGGTGCGACAAGTCCTATACCACCTGCAAGGACAAATTCTCGAACGGCACCAACTTCCGCGGATGCCCGTTCATCCCGGGCAACGACATTCTGACCTGGCTCGCCAATCCGGGAGACGACGTCTACGACGGTGGGAGCCTGTTCGAATGATCGTGGTCGAGAAAGCGCGATCTTGGATTGGCACGCCCTACCGTCACCAGCAGAAGGTCAAAGGCGCGGGTTGCGACTGCCTCGGCCTGCTGCGCGGCGTCTACGAAGAAGTCACGGGCCTGCTTTCGGAGAAGCCGCCGCCCTACACGCCTTCCTGGGGCGAAGCGCAAGGGCAGGAGCTCATGCTCGCTGCTGCCGCGAAGTACCTGGTTCCCGCGACCGAGATCGAGCCGGGTGCTGTCCTCGTGTTCAGGATGAAACCAGGTGCAGTTGCAAAACACTGTAGCATCGTGACGGAAAAGGATGCCATGGTGCACGCGCACATCCGCCGCGGCGTCGTCGAGGAGTTCCTCGTTCCTTACTGGACGCGTCGCATCGCGGGCATCTTTAAGTTCCCGGAGGACGCTATTGGCTAACCTTGTGATCCAGGCAGCGGTGACTGTCGCGCTCGGCGCAGCCTACCGCGCGTTGACGCCCGACACGATCATCCAGAACGAAGAAGCGCGGCTCGAAGAAGCCAAGATCACGTCCGCCTCCGAAGGCGCGACGATTGCGCAGTTGTGGGGTCGTCAGCGCGTTCCTGGTCAGATCATCTGGGCAACCAAATTCCGCGAGGTCGTCGAGGTCGAGACGGAGACGCAGAGTGGCGGTAAAGGCGGTGGCCCGGACATCGTCACCGAGACGACGACCTACCGGTACTTCCAATCGTTCGCGGTCGGCCTGTGTGAAGCGAACGGCGCGCGGATCCGCGTCGGGCGTATCTGGGCAGATGGCGTTGAACTCGACCAGTCGGCCTACACCATCAGGTTCTACGACGGCAGCGAGACGCAGTCGCCCGACTCGGCAATCGTCGCGACGGAAGGCGACGCGCCTGCGTTCCGCGGGCTGGCCTACCTGGTGTTCGACGACTTCGAGGTCTCGGATCATGGCAACCGCATCCCGCAGATCACCGTCGAGGTGACGCGCTCCTTGGACGACGATCCCGACCGCATCGAAGAGAAGCTCGAGGCCGTGACGATGATCCCGGGCGCCAACGAGTTCATCTATGGGACGCGCACCTACTACACGGGCGGCGGTGAGAACAGCTCCACCGAGAACGTGTCTCAGGTGCCCGACACCCCTGACTTGAAGGTCTCGCTCGATCAACTCGAGGACGACGTGACCAACATCGCCTCGGTGGAGCTCGTCGTGTCGTGGTTCGGCACTGACCTGCGCTGTGGCAACTGCGAAGTCAAGCCCAAGGTTGACTTCAAGGAAAAGACGGTCAAGCCAGTCGACTGGCGCGTCGCGACCGAGACGCGCTCGTCTGCTGACCTCGTGAGCGAGTACGAATCTGGCAAGGTGGCTTTCGGTGGCACGCCTGCAGACGTCACTGTGCGCGAGGCTCTGACCGAGATCAAAGGCCGCGGGCATCGCGCTGTCTTCTATCCGTTCATCATGATGGACATCGAGAACGGCAACTCGCTCCCCAACCCGTATTCCGACAACGCTGCGACGACGGGTCAACCAGTCTACCCGTGGCGCGGCCGGATCACCTGCTCCCCAGCCGCGGGTTACGTGGGATCCCCGGACAAGACGGCAGCAGCCGGGACGCAGGTCGCGTCCTTCGTCGGCACGGCAGCAGCCGGCGACTTCGGCACCTGGAATGGGACCAACGTCCCCTACACGGGTCCCAGCGAGTGGTCGTTCCGCCGGATGGTCTTGCACTACGCGCACCTGTGCAAGGACATCCTCGCCTCGGGAGACGCGTTCATCATCGGCACCGAGATGGTCGGAATGACGACCGTCCGCGATTCCGCGTCGAACTACCCCTTCGTCAATGCGCTGGTCACCCTGCTTGCAGACGTCAAGTCGATCCTGCCCTCGGGCGTGGACGTGTCTTACGCGGCTGACTGGTCGGAATACCACTCACATCGCCCGAGCGATGGCTCAGGGGACGTCTATTTCAACATGGACCCGCTTTGGGCGGTGTGCGACTTTATCGGGATCGACAACTACCTGCCGCTGACTGACTGGCGCACGGCTGACGAGTACGACTACCGGCTCGACACGCTCATGGACGGCGTTGAAGGAGGCGAGTACTACGACTACTTCTACGCGTCGGATGCTGATCGGGACGCCAACACGCGCTCGACCATCGTCGATGGTCTCTACTCGATCTCGGGACTCGCAATCGACGACACGATTTCTCCTTCGACAAACGGGACTTCGTATAATCCGAGCATCCGGCAGAATAACGTTTCGTTTAGCTGCCGCGTGCGACTGCCATCGACACCGGCCGAAGGCGTCCTGTATAAGCAAGGCGGTCCGTCGCTTGGTTGCTGTGTTGTCCTGCGAGACTCTGGTAGCACGTTGCGTCTGCGGTCCGGCGACGGCGGAGCGTTGGGCGCTTCTACAAGTGACACGGTCGTTCTCGACGTTGACACGTCAACTCTGCCCATGGACGGTGAGCTTCACACCATCGCCTGGGATTTCCGCGTAAACCCCGGGCGCGTGCGACTGTGGATTGACGGCGTGTTAATCGGTACCGAGAACACAACAGGTAGTGGCGCGCTCGACGGTAACGTCTGGTGCGGAACAAACGACTACGGCTACCTTGACGACTTCGGTGACGACGGGATGACCGGTGAACCCGTTGGAGCTTGGCCTGATACAACTGGAGCGGAAGATCTTCTCGTCTACCAAGGCGAACTGATCGACGATGCAGGGCCCGTCTACGAGCACTGGATCTACCGCCAGAAGGACATGCGCAACTGGTGGCTGCATGATCACTTCGACCGCCCGGGCGGGACGCGCGACACGTCGAGCACGTCCTTCACTCCTGGGTCGAAGCCGATCTGGTTCACCGAGTTCGGCTGCGCGGCAATCGACAAGGGCGCTAACCAGCCGAACGTGTTCCTGGACCCGAAGTCGTCGGAGTCCTTCACGCCGCACTTCTCGACGGGTGCTCGCGACGACCTGATCCAGCGACGCTACGCCGAGGCGTGGATCAAGTACTGGGCCGCGAACTCGCCCTCGGGCATGATCAGCACCGCGGATATGTTCGCCTGGACGTGGGACGCGCGACCGTTCCCGAACTACCCCTATGGCAACTGGGGCGACCGCGACAACTGGCGGCAGGGTCACTGGCTGAACGGGCGTTTAAACGTCATGTACTTGAAGGACGTCTGCCGCGACCTCGGGTCGATGGTTGGCTTGACCGACGATGACTTCGACTTCACCGGCCTCGAGAAGTTCCCCGTCCTCGTCCGCGGGCACCTGTCCACAACGATGAAGTCACCGCGCGAGGTGATCGAAGAGCTTGCCATGCTGAACCATGCGAGCATCCTCGAGTCGGAGGGCCTTATCAAGGTGCTTCGCAAGCGCCTCGCTGACCGCGTCGATCTGTCCGCTGACGACCTCATCTCGACGAGCAACAACCCGGGCGGGTTCGAGATCGTCACGGCGCAGGAGACAGAGGTCCCGCGCGAGGTCACGATCACCTTCTCGAACGAGTCGAACGCGTTCCAATCGGCATCTGCCAACGGCAAGCGGCAGACAGGCAACTCCCAGCTCGTCCAGGACATCCGTTCCTCGACCGTGATCGAACCCGAGGAGGCACGCAACATCTGCGAGGAGCTGCTCAACGAGCGCGTGATCGGTCGTCAGACGTTCAAGGGTTCCTTCCCGCGAGACATCCTTCGCTACGACCCGGGCGACCTGTTCGGGATCACGTTGCGCGGGCGAGACGCCGACTTCAAGATCGCGGAGCTGACCATCGGCTCGGACGTGCAGGTTGAGGCGACGCGCTGCGACAAGACGATCTACACGCCGCGCTCTGTCATTGCGCCCCTGCCCACGACGGGATCAGGCATCTCGACCCCTGGCTCTGCCCTCGTCGAGTTCATCGACATTCCGCTGCTCACCGCAGCCAGCCTGCGCCCTTGGGCGCCGCGTGTCGTCGCATTCCAGAACCCGTGGCCTGGCGGCGTTGTCATCTACCAGGACGACGGGTCGGGCGGCTACTCCGAGATCAACCGCCTCACAACGCCCGCAACGATGGGCGAGACGGTCGACGTGTTCACCGCGGGCCCTGTCGCTAAGTGGGACAACGAGTCGACCCTCGCTGTGTCGTTCTACGCGCCCACGACGAGCATCCTGTCGCTGTCTGAGACGTCTGTGCTCAACGGCTCGAACACCATCGCCGTGCAGACGTCGAAGGGCTGGGAGCTTGTGCAGTTCCGCACCGCGACGCTGCAAGGAGACGGGTCGTATCACCTGACGGGCCTGCTGCGCGGTCAGAATGGCACCGAGTACGCCATGGACACGTCGCTCGCTGCTGGTGCGCGGGTCGTGTTCATCAACGCGGCGTGGGGATCGCTCAACATGACGCAGGGCCAGATCGGCATCGAGAAGGACTACCGCTACGGGCCTGCAGGTATCGCGGTCGGAGATGATCGCTACCAAGATGAGACCTATACCCCGAGCGGACGCTCGCTCATGCCGTTCTCGCCTGTTCACCTCAAGCGCAAGACGTCGGGAACCGACCACGTCCTGCAGTGGATCCGGCGGTCGCGCATCAACGCAGACACCTGGGATGGTACTGTTCCGCTGAACGAGGAGACAGAAGCCTACGAGGTGGACATCTACGACGGCTCGTCCGTCGTGCGAACCATCGAAGTTGCGGGAACCAACTCGGTCACGTATACTGCCGCGCAACAGACGGCTGACTTCGGGAGCACGCAATCGCGCCTCAAGTTCACCGTCTACCAGATCTCGGCCGCTGTGGGCCGTGGCGAAGGAGCCACCTATGACGACACCTAATTTCTCGATCCCTGAGATCCAGAGCAACCAGGCGCAGAAACACGTCACTGCCAACGAAGCCTTCACCGTGATCGACGCGGCGATGGACAGGACCGTCGTGAGCGCAGCAGTCTCGACGCCTCCCGGGTCGCCCAGCGAGGGAGACAAGTACATCGTCGCTTCGGGTGCAACGGGCGACTGGTCGGGCAACGTCGGCAGCGTGGCCTGCTACATCGACGCGACCTGGATCTTCTTCACGCCGAAGGAGGGCTGGGAGTACTACGACCTCAACACGTCGACCATGCTGCGCTACACGGGCAGCGCGTGGGAGGAGGCGCCTGTCGGTTCCTTCCTGAGCCTGACCGCGAATGGTGCAGGGGTCAAGCTGTCCTCAATCGAGGAGGAGCTGACTTCGCTGTCCGGCGCGACCGTCACGTCGTCCGCAGCCTTCCCGAACCAGAGCCTGATGCTCAGCGTCTCGCTGCGCGTCACCACGTCGATCACTGGCGCGACCTCGTTCGATTGCGGGGACTCTGGCAGCGCGTCGCGCTTCGGCGGGTCGCTCGGTATCACGGCGGGGACGACGAACCAGGGGACAATCGGCCCGACCGGCAACTACGCCAGCACGCCGGTGGTTTTGACCGCGAACGGCGGCAACTTCACAGGCGGGGACGTGCGCATCGCGCTGCACTACCTCGAGTTCATCGCACCCACGTCGTAGGAGACGACCATGTTCTTCACCGGATTCCTCGCGCGCTTCGCAATCGGCCAGACAGTTGGGCGCGTCGCTTCGCGTCTACCCTGGCAAATCTGGGCAGCTCTGGGCATCGCGGTGGTCTTGGGCATCACGGCATGGCAGATCAACGACCGCGCGTATGACCGCGGTTTCGCTGAGGCTGAGCGTCAATGGCAAGAGCGCCTCGAAGCGGAGCTCGAACGCCAGGACGCCGCGAACCGTGAGGCACTTCGTCTCGCCCAAGAAGAAATCGACCGTTTGACCGAAGCAAAGGAGGTGCGAGATGCAACGATTGCTCGCCTTATCGAAGAGGCCCGGCAGGATCCTGATGCTGATCGGCCTGCCGTTTCTGCTCCTGGGGTGCGCCGCCTCAATTCAGTACTCGACTGAGCCGCCGCGTCTCTCTGATGCGCCTGCCGCGCTGGCCGCGCGATGCGCGACGCCTGTCCGCTTGCTTGAGCGCGAGTTGACGCAGGCAGAAGTCGAGGAATACTGGTTGCGGGATCGCCAAGCACTGATCGAGTGCGGCGTGTCGAAAGATGCGCTGCTGCAGTATTATCAGAATCGGGACGCGCTGCTCAGGGGCCAGTAGACGGCTTCTGCTCGCGCAGCTTCCTCAACGCAGCATCAAGGAGGACCTCGACATGCTCGGGAATACGCTGCCGCCCATTGCGGTAATTCGAGATTGACTGCGCGGTCTTGCGCAGGTGACCGGCCATTTTCTCGTTTGTCCAGCCCAGCGCAGACTGCTTTCGTTTGAATTCTTCAGGAGTCATCGAACCCTCACAATTGCGTTCTAGAACTAGCATAAGCGACTTATAGTGACGAGCGGCAAAAACAGAACCCGCGACGAGTCTCACCCTCTATAGATCATAGACAAAATTGCTCCCTCTTTTTCACCGCCAGACCGTTGTGTCGTGTGTGCCGCGTGTGCCGCAGTACCATATTCATAGATCATTCGAGGATCGTATCTCAAAAAAGGCTACGATTTACTCCATGATCTCTATATCTCTGGTTCATCAACGCTCAACGGAGATCGGAATTTATGACATCGCTCATCTGGCAACCTGACGTTTTTGCAATCGGCCAAACGCAGTGGAACGTCGATGACTTCCACGCCTGGATCGGACACAACGGCTTTCAGAACCACACCGTCGTCGCTTCCGAAGGCGGATCGACACCCCTCGGCAACCTCTGGCTGGACGTCGAGGAAGACGACGCCATCGAGCGCATGATCGAGTTCGGCGGTCGTCACTGCTATCGCGCATGGCAGTCGGGACGCGACCGCGCGTCCTACATCAAGAACATCATCGAGATGGAACATGGGTCGGTGCTCGAGCATTCGTCGATCAACTGGGCCGTGCAAGGCGTCAGCCGTTCGCTGTCGCTCGAACTCGCGCGCCATCGCGTCGGCATCGCACTGTCGCAGGAGTCGCAGCGCTACGTTGACGCGAAGGACATCGAGTTCGTCGTCCCACCCATGGTGCAGTATCTCGCCGGCGGTTCGTTGAACGGCGCCGACATGATCCAGGCCTTCGCGGACGATTGCGCGGCTGCACGCGCGTCCTACATCGACCTGCAGGAGCGCATCGTCGCCCAGATCAAGGCGACCGAGCCCAACATCAAATCGCTGACCATGGTCAAGAAGCGCGCGAACGAGGCCGCGCGTGCGCACCTGCCGAACGCCGCCGAAACGCGCTTCTTGTGGACGACCAACATGCGCCTCCTGCGTCACTTCCTCTGGCTGCGCGGCGGCAGCGGCGCCGACCTCGAGATCCGTCGCCTCGCGTGCTTCCTGCTCGGCTACGCGCACGAGAAAGCGCCCGCCGTGTTCCACGACATGACGCTCTCGGTCAACGATGGCGCCTATGGCGTCCCGATCATCGTGTCCAATGCCTGAAGTCCTCGTCGAAAACGCTTGGGGCGTCGTTGACGGTCTCGACTATGAACGCTCGCGCGACATCGCCGAGCGTTTAAACACCGAAGTCGAGTTCCAAGGCACGCGCGTCCGTTTCAAGCCGACGCGATACGCGCTCGACCTCCTCGTGAAGGAGTTCGGCGCTGCGTCGTTTCATTCCGGTTGCCGGTTCGCGTGGGGTCACTTCTACAAGGACACGCCGACGCAGGAGGTCGAGTTCAATTTCGTGACTCAGCCCTACCCGCACCAGCGCGAGTGGTTTTCGAACATCAAGGACCTCCCATTCTTCGCGCTCGAATGGGAAATGGGGCTCGGCAAGACGAAAACGATCCTTGACGTCTGCCACTGGGCATACTCGAAGGGCGACATCGACGCGATCTTGGTCGTCACGCTGAAAGGCGTGCACCGTAAGTGGGTCGAAAAGGAAGCACCTGCGCACCTGCCTCGCGGGATGTGGGACGGTGCGTTCTGGAAGCGCGCAATCGTGGACAACGGGATGTGGACGGGCGAGAACGCGCGCAAGCGCACGCCGATCATCGAGTCGAAGAAGCTGGCAATCGCCACTATCAACTTCGAGTCGTGTCACCGCGCGAAAGGCCTCAAATTCTGCGAGCGGTTCATGCGCCAGCGCAAAGTCGCGCTCGTGGTCGACGAATCTCATCACATCAAGACGCCCAGCGCCGCGACGACGAAGGCGCTCCTGAAACTCGGCAAGATGGCGAAGCGCCGCTACATCACGACGGGCACAGTCTCGACCGGCTCACCCCTCGACACGTGGTCGCAGTATTCCTTCCTGGATCCGCGCATCGTAAACAACTGGAAGTATTGGGCGTTCAAGGCCGAGTTCGCCGTGCAAGAACAGGTGGGCGACAAGACCTTCGAAACGTGGGAAAAGAACCCAGTCACGGGTCGTTCACAGAAAGTCGAGAAGCCGGTGATGGCTGTCGTCGGATACAAGAACGAAGACAAGCTGCGCGCGATGCTCGACCCGTATCGGTCGCGCCTCCTGAAAGAGGATTGTCTCGACCTGCCGCCGAAACTGTATCGCATGAGGTCCTTCGAGATGACCGACGCGATGCGCAAGGCCTACATCGACATGAGCACGGAGTTCCTGACCGAGTTCAACGGCTCGACGATGACCGCGTCCATGGCAATGGTCAAGCTCTTGCGGCTGCAGCAGATCACGTGCGGTTACATCGTTCCCGACGACGTGGATCCGACGGCCGAAGACATCCCGGGCATCCCGATTGAGGAGAACAACCCGCGCATCGAAGCGCTGATGGAAGAGATCGAGAAGATCCGCGGGATGGGAGTGATCTGGTCCTACAAGCGCTATTGTCTGCGCGAGATCGCGCAAGCGCTGCGCTCTGCTTACGGAGACGCGTCGGTTGTCGAGTACCATGGCGGGATCGACGAGGAAACGAAAGCCGCCAATCTCCGCGCGTTCCACGAAGAGCGCTGCCGCTGGTTCGTCGGCAACCCGCAATCGGGTGGCACGGGCATCGACCTCGTGCAGGCTCAGGACATGATCTACCACGACAACTCCTTCAACTTGGGTCTGCGCCTGCAATCCGAAGACCGCATCCATCGGATTGGCCAGGAAGGCACTGCGTGCACCATCACCGATCTCGAGTGCCTCGGCACCATCGACCGGCTGCAACTTCGCTCGTTGAAGGACAAGCGAGACATCGCGGCCAGCGTGTCGGGCGATCTTCTAAAACAGTGGTTGACCGAGTCCGTCTGACCACGTAAAACCGCAACACTAACGGAGCAAAAACAATGCCCAAAGTCTACATCGTCAACGAACCAGACGAGTCCCGTGTGCCTGCAGGCCACACATCGTGGGACACGTCGCCCGCCGCGTATTTCGGGGATCTCGTCTACGTGTTCACCGCCGACAACCCGCCGCCTGTGCGCGACCGGGATGCGGCATTCGAGCGCGCTCACGAAGTCCTCAGCGAGGCGACGTCCGACGACTTCCTCGTCTGGGCCGGAGGTGATCCTTTCGGCATGGTGATCGCTGCAGCAGTGCTGGCCGACTACACGGACGGTCAGTTCACCTATCTGATGTGGGACCGCATGGCGCGAACGTATGCGCCGGTGCCTGTCGATATCTTCAACAACGGAGAACCCGAATGACCGACGAACTGATGGACGAACTCGAGGCCGACGGCGCAAAGCCCTCGACCGATCTCGCGGACGTGAAAGCGCTCGCGCACAAGCAACTCGAACTCGAGGCGAAGGTCGCCCGGGCCGAGCAGGCGTTGAAGGACGCGCAGAAAGAGCTGATGCAGATCTCTGACCGCGACCTGCCCGCTGCGCTCAAAGCCGCGGGCATCCCGTCCTTCACGCTCGATAACGGGATGAAGGTCGCTTACAAGGAAGACCTGAAGGTATCCGTCCCGAAAAAGAACCTTCCGGCCGTCCTCAAGCACATGCGCGAGTGGGGCTATGAGGCGAACATCTCGACGACGATGACCATCGACCTCGGCAAAGGCAACGACAACGCCGCGAAGGCACTCGCACAGCAGGCGTCCGAGATGGGCCTCACCGCGAACGTGGATGAGACAATCGCCACGGGAACGGTGAAGAAGGTCCTGAACCAGCGCATCGACGAAGGCAAGTCCGACGACTTGTCGCTGTTCGGCGCGTTCCCATTCACCCGAGCAACGGTGAAATAAACCAGCCAGTAGAGGAGACCTTACTATGGCTGCTTCGAAGAAAACCGAAGTCGCGCAAGCGAAAGAGGCGGGGCTTCCCGCCGAACTGATGGACGAACTCGCACTCGACGGTGAACAGCACCGCGAGACGATGTCCAAGGACGACATGTCCATTCCGTTCCTGGCCATCCTGCAGTCGCTGTCGCCGCAGTGCACGCGCGGCGAGGCCGAGTACATCAAAGGCGCCGAACCGTCGGACCTGTTCGACACGGTCACCCAGCGCCTGTTCAAGACGCGCGACGAAGACGACAACGCGATCCCCGCGGAAATCCGCATCATGCCGATCCACTACAAGCGGTCCTTCATCGAATGGGTCCCGCGCAACAAGGGCGGCGGCATGGTCCAGGAATACTCTGTCGAGGACGGCCTGTCGATCAACACGGCTCGCAACGACATGAACCAGGACATCATCCAGGACGGCTCGCCGCTGGGCACGCCCGGCAACCAGCTGGTCGACACCCACACGCACTTCGTCTTCGTGATCCACCCGGATGGTTCGTTCGAACCGATGATCCTGGCGCTCTCGAGCACGCAGTTGAAGCCGTCGAAAGACCTCAACAACATGGTCTCGAAGCACCGGCTGCCCAACGGCGCGCAGGCCGCGCGCTTCTTCGGCGTGTACTCGATCACGACCCAGTTCCGGTCGAACGAGAAGGGCTCCTGGTACATCTGGAAGTTCGAGAAGGTGGACGACGTTGCCGCCAACAACGACCTCCTGCCGATGTATCGCGAGGCGAAGACCTTCGTCGAAGGCATCAAGTCGGGCGAGCACAAGGCCGACTACTCGAAGATGGACGGTGAAGAAAATCCTGGGACGGATGACGCAGCACCTGCTGATGGGGGTGGCGACGGCGACGAAGAGATCCCATTCTGATCGTCGATTGATCGCCAGCGGGGCCGGCTCGTCCGGCCCCGTTTCATCAACAGGAGAACGGCATGAACAACGCAGAACGCTTCGAGCGTCTGTTCGACGGATACCGCAAGCGGTTCGGTCGATACGACCTCGCAGGACGCAAATCCGCAAAAGGCAAGGAAGAAGGCAAAGCGACGACGGTCGACCAAGAGCTGACGTCCGACCTCTACGGCAAGCACATCGAAGGCGAAGTCGGGATCGGTGTGATCCCGCTGCGCGCAGACAACACGGTTCACTTCGCGGCAATCGACGTTGACGTCTACAGCGAGGAAGATCGCGAGAAGCGCAAGCTCACCCACGAAGACGTCGCGAGCGCTGTCGCGGATTCGCCTCTCATCGTGACGCGGTCGAAGTCGAACGGCGTCCACGTCTGGCTCTTCATGAAGAACGCGGTTCCCGCGCAGATCGCAATCGAGTATCTGCAAGGTGTCGCCGCGCGCCTCGGCGTCGCAGGCACTGAGCTCTTCCCGAAGCAGGTCGCACGTGCGAACGAAGGCGACGTGGGCAACTGGATCAACCTCCCATACTTCGGCGGCGGTCGCGTCGCGGTCATTCCTGAGCGCACCGAAGCCGGCACCGACCGCTACATCGAACCCGACCTCGAGCAGTTCCTCGAGATCGCTGAGGCCGCGGCGATTGACGCGACCGAGGAGTGGCTGGTCGCGAACACCGAAGCCGTGAACACCGACAAGCAGGACGAGGAGGCGGAGCTGTTCTTCGACGGGCCGCCGTGCCTGCAAACTCTGCTCGCAGGCTGGCCGAACCGTCGCGCGTCCATCGAACGCAAGTTCAAGGAAGGTGCAATCAGCGAGGACCAGTACAAGAAGCAAATGGCCTACACCTATCCGCAACTCGAGGAAGGCAACCGCGACAACACGTTCTTGAACGTCGGGCACTACATTCGGCGCCGCATCATGAAGTTCAACACCGACGCCGAAATGAGCAAATCCGAAAAGGAACTGCTGCTCGAGGAACTGCGTCGTGCGCACGACGTCTGGGGCATGAACAAGTATGGCAACGACTGGCTGGACCCTGCGTTTAAACGCAAGTACGGGATCGAAGGCGATCTGCCGCGCATCGCGAACCAGGCGTCGAAAGGAAAGTGGGGCTACGCTTGCACGAAGGAACCGCTCGTCGGTTTCTGCAATCGCCGCCTCTGCGTCAAACGCAAGTTCGGTGTCGGAACGTCGATGGCTGACATGCCCGAGTTGTCGGAATTCACCATCGTGTCGTCCGAGGATCGTCAGTACTACGTGACATGCCACAACGCGATGGGCCAACCCACGCGCGTCTACATCCCGGACGTCGAGACGCTTTACTCGCAGACGAAGTTCTCGCAGGCGATCACGAACCAGACCGACATGTTCTGGCGCACGATGCCCGCGCCGAAGTATCAGGAACTCATCGAAGGCATGATGAAGGACGCGAACGAGAATCGCCGCATCGTGCCGCCGCCCGCCGACTCTGATCGTCGTCAGATTCTGATCTCAGCGCTCGAGGAGTTCATCGAGAACAAGAAGCTGCCCGCAGGCAAGAACGATTCCGCGATCCAATCGGGCCGCGTGATCATGGCGGAAAACGAGCTCGAGGCCTATTTCAAGCTCCAGCACTTCATCAACTTCCTGCGCACGAAAGGCATCGGGTTCCCACAACCCATCATCGCGAAGATGCTGACCGAGGACTTCAATCTGACCTACAAGACGAAGCAGTTCGCCAACCGACGCGTGCGCGTCTACGTCGCGAACATGGAACAGCTCGAGATTCTTTCGACCGAAGGTTTCGAGGACGATGGGGAGGCTTAGGTCGACACTCATCCTGGGCGGTCCCGGATGCGGCAAGACGACCGCGCTGCTCAAGATCGTTGAGCAGGCGTTCTCCCGCGGCGTCGAACCGGAACGGATCGCCTTTGTCGCTTTCACACGAAAGGCGGCGCAAGAGGCGAGGGAGCGCATGAGCGAGAAGTTTGGGATCGAACCCGACCAAATCCCATACTTTCGGACTCTGCACTCCTTCGCTTTCTCATTCATCGACGCGCAGCGGTCACAGATCCTCGACGAGGACAAGCTGCGCGAGTATGCGAAGGCGGAGGGCTTGCAGCTCTCCGCATCGTTCATCGACGACTTCAACCAGGCCGAACTCACTCCCCACACGCCCGACGAGCAAGCGCTTGCTGCCGCTGCTCTGTCGCGTCTGATGTGCGTCCCGTTCGACGACCTCGTGGTGAAGTACGACCTCGACCACGGGCACGCCACGAAGGTCGTCGCGGACTATGAGGAGTTCAAAGAGGACGCATCGCTGCTCGACTTCACCGACATGATCGAGCAGTTCGACGGTGCTGACCTGCCTTCGTTCGACTTGCTCATCGTTGACGAGGCGCAGGACCTTTCGCGACTGCAATGGCGCATGGTCGAGCGCATGATTGAGCACTCGAAGGACGTGTACTTCGCAGGCGACGACGACCAGGCGATCTACGAATGGGCAGGCGCCGACGTGCCCTACTTCCTCACGCTCGATGCTGACCGCGAGGTCCTTCCCGTTTCATATCGGCTGAAACGAAACATCTTCGACGCGTGCCAGAAGATGATTGCGCACTGCGACCACCGCTACGAAAAGGGCTGGCAACCGCACGCCGACGGCGGCGAAGTCGATCACGTCGCCTCGTTGCACGACCTCGACTTCAGCGAAGGCACCTGGTTCCTTCTCGCACGCACCAACACGCTAGTGCAGGCGTTCACGAAGCACATGCGCGACCAGGGGTGGGCGTATATCAGCCCGACGGTCGAAGGCATGAAGCCCTCGACGTCCGCGCCCGCGGTGCAAGCCGTCCTGGTGTTCGAAAACCTGAAGCGCGGTCGCACGTTCAAGGCCGATCAGGTGCAGAACATGTGGAAGCACGTTCGACCGAAACTGCGACCCGAAGCGATGCCAGCATTCCAGCTGGATCAGGACTACGGGATCGACGACGTTGCAGCGACGGGGCTCTCGTTCGACATGAACTGGATGGAAGCGCTCGCAATGTCGTCGCCGATGCAGGCCTATATCCGGGCTATGCGCGCACGCGGGGAATCGCTTATCAAGAAGCCGCGCATCACCGTCTCGACGTTTCACGGCGTCAAAGGCGGCGAGGCAGACAACGTCGTGATCTGGCAGAAGCTGACATCGCGAACCTATCAACGGTGGATCGAGCATGATGACCAAGAAGTGCGCGCCATGTTCACGGCAATGTCTCGTGCGAAGGAACGGCTCATTTTTCTCGATGCGCCCACGCGCATCTCATACGGCATAGAAAGGTTCTTGCTATGACATCAACGGTACTGCTCGACTGCGACGACGTTCTCCTGAACTGGCTCGACGGCTTCCGAAAATACGTCGCCGCGAAGCGTGGCGTCGAAATCTGCGAACGCGGCCCGACCGATTGGGTCATGGACGAGTGGCTTGGCACTGAGCCCCACGAAACCATCCAACTGATCGAGGAGTTCAACGCGTCGCCCGCGTTCGGCAAACTCGAACCCGTCGAAGGTGCGCAGGACGCCATCCGCATGATGGGCGTGATGAGCGACTACCACGTGCGGATGCACGTGATCACCTCATGCTCGTCCGATTGGGCGACCGTCGAGATGCGCAAGACCAACCTGCGCGAGCACTACGGGTTCAACACGTTCGATTCCGTTCACTGCCTCGACCTCGGGCAGTCGAAAGAGTCGATCCTGCACGCGTTCGACGCACCGTGCTTGTGGATCGAAGACAACATCAAGAACGCGCTTCTGGGCGTGAAAGCCGGGCACCGCGTCGTCATGCGTCAGACGTCGCACAACGTCAGACACCGAGCGGACGCTGAGTCTGCCGGCATCGTCTGGATCGAACACTGGAACGAACTCAAACTCGGAGACTACTTCAAATGAAATACCGCTCGACCAAACTCTTCAAGGACCTCGGCCCTGTCGCATATCGTCAGTGGCGCGCAGATTCGCACTGCAACCTGATCCACGGCTACTCGCTGTCCTTCAAGTTCACCTTCGAGTCCGACGACCTCGACGCGCGCAACTGGGTCGTCGACTTTGGCGGTCTCAAGGAAGTGAAGGCGATGCTCGAGTCGCAGTTCGATCACACGCTCCTCGTTGCGTCCGACGATCCGCACCTCGACTGGTACAACGAGGCGCACGAGCGCGGCATCGCGAAGGTGATGGAGTTCCCGGCGCTCGGGTGCGAAGCGATTGCCGACATGGTCTTCGAATGGATGGCCGACTGGCTCGCGACGGACGGCGGCTACGGCGACCGCGTTCGCCTCGTGTCCGTAGAGGTCATGGAACACGAGAAGAATTCAGCGATCAGGATGGCCTGACCTCGACCCACCAGGTCGTCCTAGCGAGGTGCGCAGCCCGAAAAGGTTGCGCACCTCGTCCTTTTGTGCGAAAAGCGACTCATCAACAGCGACTCAACGGAGACACGAAAATGAACATCGAGCGCATCAACGCACGTTTCATCAAAAACCACGGCGAGATCGTGCGCACCTGGGACGAGACCCAGCGCGACTCGCAGCGCAAGGTCACCTACGCCGTCACGATGTGCGAACATGCCGACGGCTTCAAACGCGTCTTGACCGTCGCTGAATGATCTGAACAACCTCAACCGCGTGATCAACGCTTAATTCTGAACAACGGAGACCAAACCTATGAAACAGTTCATCGCACATACTGACGAACCGAAAACCTTCGCCCACAAAAAGGGCGCGACGGCCGCGATCAAGCGCGACCTGAACAAGCACCACGACGCCTACGGCGATGTGCTCTACGACACTGGCTTCGACGTGAAGCCGACGGGTGACCGTTTCGGTGTCGTCGTTTACGTCGATCTCACGCCGACGCAGGCGCAGGAACTTGTCGGTCCCGAACTCAGCGGCTACGTTATCGAACCTCAACTGAAAGAGGACGATCCGAAGGTGAACGCGAAAACCGACGAACCGTCCGACACGAAAACCGACGAACCGTCCACGCCGAAACGCGTAAAAGGCCGCGTCGAGATCGAACCGTCGGGCTTGAACCTTGTGCCTGCACGTCACGGCTCGAAGCAGCAGCAGATCATCGAGATGCTTGCGCGGCCTGAAGGCGCGTCCATCGACGAAATGGTCGCCGACCTCGCACGTCGCGACGGCTCGAACTGGAAGCCGCAATCGCTCATGGCGGGCCTGTACCACCACTTCCCCCACAAGGGCTATGGCATCACGACGACCGAAGGCGACAACGGCGAGTACCGCTACCACCTCGTCTACCCTGAGGGCGTGACGACGTTCGCCGCGCCGCGGCGACCGCAGTCGCAGCAGACGAAGATCGACCGGATGCGCGGGTTCCTCGCGTCGCACGAAACCGACGGTGCAAAGAAGGTCGGTGAGCTGACCGACGACGCGCTGCTCGAGAAGTTCAAGAACGTGACCGCGCTCAAGGACTACGTCGAACGCATGGACGACATCTGAAGTCGCGCTTGACCGTTGATCGGTCAGAACTTAATGTGATCGAAGGCGGCGCACTCGCGTCGCCTTCATTCATGCAACTGCGCGTTTAAACGACGCGCGCCTGTGGTGGCTTACCAGGAAAGGAAAACCACACCATGACATCGAAAGCACTCGTCGTCCTGTCAGGCGGACAGGATTCCACGACATGCCTCTACTGGGCCCTGCAGCAGGGCTACGATGAGGTCCACGCCATCACCTTCGACTACAATCAGCGCCATCGTGCCGAGATCGACGCAGCCGTGAAGATCGCGAAGGACGCCGGCGTGAAGACGCACCAGGTGATCGAGATCGGTCCGATCCTGGGCGGCACGTCGCCGCTCGTGTCCGACAACGAACTCGAGCAGTATCCCGATGGTGACCTGCCCGGCGGTCTCGAAAAGACCTTCGTGCCGATGCGCAACCAGACCTTCCTCACGCTCGCAGCGAACCGCGCCTACGTGCTCGGCTGTCGCAACCTGATCACGGGCGTTTGTCAGGAAGACTTCGGCGGCTACCCCGACTGTCGGCAGGTGTTCATCGACGCGCTCGAGAAGGCCTGCAACCTGGGCACATTCACGGGTGAGGATGGCGCGCTCGGCGCGTTGAAGATCCACACCCCGCTGATGAACCTCACGAAGGCCGAAAGCGTGCATCTCGCGCGCCGCCTGCCCGGGTGCATGGAGGCGCTCGCGTACTCCCACACGGCCTACGACGGTCAGTATCCGCCGACCGGCTCCGATCACGCGACGAAGTTGCGCGAACAGGGCTTCGAGGCGGCAGGCGTCGCGGACCCGATCTGGTTGCGTGCCGCGTGCGAAGGCCTGGGCGAGCTGCCCGCGTCGTCGAACTACGACATCGCGCGCGAAGTCACGGCGAAGGGTCCCAAGGGCAAGAAGAAGCACTGGACGCCTGACGAGTTCGTCTCGCTCGTTCAGGAAGCCGAGTTCGACGCGGTGCCCGCCTGATGGACACGAAGCACGACATCATCCGCGCGATGCTGCGCGAGATCGGTGAGGATGAACGCGAAGGGCTGGCTGAAACGCCAGCCCGGGTCGTCAAGGCGTGGAACACCTGGTTCGGCGGATACGGGCGCGACCCGGTCGAAGTCCTGAAGGTGTTCGAAGACGGCGCCGAAGGCGTGGACGAGATGGTCATCGAAGTCGACATCCCGTTCTACACGCACTGCGAGCACCACATGGCGCCTTTCTTCGGCCTCGCGTCCGTCGCGTATGTCCCGAACGGGAAAGTGCTCGGCCTGTCGAAGATGAACCGCCTCGTCGATCTGTTCGCGCGTCGCCTGCAGGTTCAGGAGCGTCTCACGAACCAGATCGCCGACGCGCTCGAGGAAAACCTGAAACCGAAAGGCGTGGGCGTCCTGCTGCGTGCGCGCCACATGTGCGTCGAGTCGCGCGGTGTTCAGCATCGCGGATGCTCGACCACGACGAGCGCGCTGCGAGGCGCGATCAAAGACGAACCGGACGCGCGGATGGAATTCCTGACGCTCGCCAAGACGACAACGCCAATCTGAGGACCAACATGACCACGGAATACTCGAAACCCGACGACCTCGAGAAGCTGGGCTCCGGCTCCGCTGATCAACGTGAGTGGCCCAAGCTGCCTCCCACGCCCGAAGTGCTCGAGCGCTTCCCGAACCCGATGAAGTTCTCGCGTCACCCGTCGCCCAATCCCATCCAGCTCGGCGGCTACGACGACCCCTTCGAGTTCACTTCGCTGTGTCCGAAGACCGGTCAGCCCGATCATGCGCGCATCGTCGTCAACTACCAGCCGAAGGACTGGTGCGTTGAGTCGAAGTCGTGGAAGATCTACCTGCAATCGTTCCGGCTGCATGGCGAATTCCACGAGTCTTGCATCCAGCGCATCAAGGACGACCTGGTCGACCTGCTCGACCCGCTGTGGATCGAGGTGACCGGCGAGTTCACGCCGCGCGGCGGCATCTCGATCAACCCGACTGCGCGCTGGGAATACCCGATGAAGGGCGTCACGTTCGAACAGATGACCGACACGCGCTCGCCGCAAGATCGCCTGAACGAGATGCTGGCGAATGGCTCGCACGTCGGCGAGCGTATCGGTGAAGGCGAAATGCCTGATCCGACCATGTGATCAAGATGCGCGCCTTGTTTCGTCCTTGAGGCAAGGCGCGCATCCCACTACAACGGTTGCACATCGAACAACGGAGACCGACATGGCCCACAACTACCTCACCGACGCGCAGTCGCGCATCGTGCAGCAGATCAGCAACGACGTGACCGTGCCGGAAAAGATCCGCAACGTCGTCGTCGCTGCGATGCGTCAGCGCAATGCCAAACTTCGTGGCTCGTTCGACGATTGCCGGGAAGCGAACGATGCGCTGGTCAGCGCTGTTGATGCGCTGGAGGTCTGATCATGCACCTTTACATGAGCGGCACGCCGCGCAACGACCCCTACCAGACCATCGAGAATCGCCTCTGCACGCATCGCCTTTTCTCGATGCACGCCGAGTATGAACGCCCAGTGCTGCGCTGGGTCGATGATCTGCGCAACGGCATCCTCGACGCTGAGGACTACCTGCGCGCCTACCCGCACCACCGAGACAACATCATCAAGCGCGACGCCGCGCGCCGTGAGATGCAGAAGCAGTATGGGCACAGCGAGGACTACGACATGTCCGAAGTGCTCGAGCACGTCTGCAAGACGCTCAAGGGCCGTCCATACCCGAAGGCGATCCTGCTCGACTCGGGCGCGTTCACGGCCTGGAACAAAGGCGAGACGACGACGGTCGACGACGTGAAGCGCAAGTACACGTCCTTCATCGAGAAGGCCGGCGACATGTTCGACGAGATCTGGGGCGTCAACCTCGACGTAATCCCGGGCGAAAAAGGTCGCGACCCGACCGAAGACGAACTCAAGCGCGCGGTCGAGGTGTCGGACATCAACTTCGAGATCCTGGTCAAGGAGTTCGGGGACATCATCCTTCCCGTGTATCACCAAGGCGAAAGCCTCGACCGGCTCGACGGGTGCGTTGCGCAGGTCGATGGCAAATCGAACTACATCTGCGTCTCGCCTCGAAACGACCTGCCGGAAGGCAAGCGCGTCGATTGGTCGCGCGACGTTCACTTCGAGATCAAGCGTCGCTACTCGCACATCATGACGCACGGCCTCGCGACGACGGGCAATCGCATGGTTCGCACCGTGCCGTGGTACTCGGGCGACTCCGCCGCATGGGTGCAGCACGGCGGCTTCGGCATGATCGACATCTTCCACGACGAAGATCACTCGTTCGGTCGCAAAGCGCAGCCGCACTACATGAACTACTTCGTGTCGCTCGACAAAGTCGAGTTCGACCTCGACGGCTCCTTCGTGTCGAAGACCGGTGAGCGTTTAAACGCGCGGTCGCTCGGCTGTCATGAGGATATGAAGATGGGCGAGGTTGCCGAGGTCTTGATGCAGCATGTGTCCGACATCGACGCGCTGCCCATGGTTGGCGGTCACATTCGCGACGAGTCCAAGCACTTCAATCGGCTGGGACCTGAGCACCGTGCGTTCATCAAGCAACGCGTCGAACGCCTCGGTTTCCCGTTCGAGTCGTGCCGCTGGGATTCTCGCATCAGGAATCTGATCTGCATGGCTGAGTTCGTCGAGTTCGCTGAATGGGCGAAAGATGCGCCGAAAGACCGCGCGCAGGTGAGCCTCTTCTGATGTTTGAGATCCTGCACTCCGCAATGCAACGCGACCAGGTGCGTTTCGTGGACGACGGCTTCTTCATGTTCGCGGATCGGGGCGACTTCGTCACGTCGACCGCGTTCTTCGCCATGAAGCCATCCGCGGCGCACATCATGGTCGCAGACATCGAGAAGATCGCGAACGGGCGACCGATCAGGATCAGTCTGAACAAGGCCGACGAACTCGAGGCACGCGCGCTGGAATCGTCCGGCTTTGTCGTCGTCGAGGAGAAAGGCCAGCTCAACTACTGGGTGAAGGGGGACCTGCATGCTGCTCGCGATGCGTGAGGCCGCCGAGGCCGGACATCTCAAGATCGTCGATGGCGGGTTGCTCGAGTTCAAACCGCGCCGCGACGGGCAACTGACGATCTACACCATTGTGGCGACGAAGCCCGGCGTCGGTTCGCAACTGTTCAAGTGGCTGCTCGACTACTGCCGCGAGCACCGCGTGCAATTCATTCAGGCGAAGTGCCCGGTCGATCTGCCGAGCAACGCCTGGTACGAGAAAAAGGGCTTCGAACTCGCGTGCGTCGAAAAGACGAAACGCTCGGGCCGTGAGTTGAACGTGTGGCGGTATCCGCTGACACGTCGGGAGCTGTTCTGATGGATTGGTCCGATGATCAAAAGACCGCGCTGACGCGCATCGACCAATGGTTGAAGCAGAGCGATTCTCCGCGGTTCTCTCTGGGTGGCTACGCCGGGACGGGTAAGACGACGCTCGCCAAGCACATCGCGGAGAGCCACGGCGGAGACGTGCGCTTTGCGGCGTTCACAGGCAAAGCCGCGTCCGTGTTGCGCGCGAAGGGCTGTCCAGGTGCGACGACCATCCACAAACTGATCTACCAGCCGAAAGGCGACACCAACGCTTCGCAGATCGACGAACTGCGACAACTGATCGAAAACGAATCCGCGAAACCTGAACCCGACCGCGCGAACATCGCGACATGGAAGCACGACCTCGAACGGCTCGAGGCGGAATCCAATGCGATGTTTGAGCGCAAGGCCGAAGCCGAGATCGCGGAAGCGGACCTCGTGATCATCGACGAGTCGTCGATGGTCGACCGACGCATGGGAAGCGACCTCGAGTCCTACGGCGTGCCGATCCTGTATCTCGGCGACCCCGGCCAGCTCCCGCCCGTCAAAGGCAAGGCGCATCTTCGTCCCGGCGAGTACGACTACGTCCTCGAGCAGATCCATCGCCAAGCGGCGGACAGCCCGATCATCTGGCTCGCCAATCAGGTGCGCAACGGGCACGAGATCCAGTTCGGCACGTTCGACGGCCTGGTGCGCTGCCTGCCGAAGTCGTCGTGGGACATGGATCTCGTCGTCAACGCAGATCAGGTCCTGACAGGAACCAACGTGTCGCGGCATCGCATCACGCGGTCGATGCGCAAGCACATCGGTTTCGAGCAGCTCTATCCGCTCGCCAACGACAAACTCGTGATCCGAAAGAACGATCACGAGAAAGCGATCCTGAACGGCGTCACGTGTCGCGCGGTGCGCGAAGGTTTCCTGCGCAACGGCATCCTTCGACTGGACATCGAGTACGACGGTCGAGTGCTCGCAGACCAGCTCTGTTGCCCGGGCTATTTCCAGGAAAACTACGGCGAGCGAACCGTCTGGAAAAAAGGCGACGGCATCACCCACGTCGACTATGGCTACTGCATCACTGGTCACAAGTCGCAGGGCTCGCAATGGCGGCACGTCGTCGTCGCAGACGACCGGATGCGTGCCCAGGACCGCGAACAGCGCAAGCGCTGGCTCTATACCGTTATCACACGCGCAGAAGAGGAACTGACGTATTATGTCTAGGACTCGCGAGCAACACAACGCTTACATGCGAGAGTGGCGCACGCGCGACCCAGTTCGTGCGTTACTGGCGTCCGCGAAGAAGTCAGCAAAAATTCGCGGAATTGAGTTCTCGCTCGTCCGAGAAGACGTCAAGATTCCTGCGCGCTGCCCAATCTTTGCAATCCCGCTGCGCCTCGGTAAAGAAGGACTTGGAGCATGTCGAGATGCGGCGCCTTCTATTGACCGAATTGACTCGAGCAAAGGATACGTTCGAGGAAATATCGTCGTGGTATCGTTCAAAGCGAACCGCATCAAGAGCAACGCCTCAGCCGACGAGGTGTTGAAAGTCGGAAGATTCTACAAGGAGCTGACAACTAATGTTTGACACCTTCCACGATCACCTGAGCCGGCAGTGCGCTGTCGGCCGCGAGAAGTTCGGCCCTGGCGAACGCACGAAAGGCGTGATGGACCACATCCGCAAGGAGTTCGACGAGATCGAAGCCGAGGAAACGCCCGACGGGCGCGCCGAGGAATGGACGGACGTCGCCATCCTGGGCCTCGACGGTCTGTTGCGCGCCGTTCGCGAAATGCTGCGCAAGCAGCTCTCGAAGCAGGAGGTCCCGCACGGCATCAACGTCGACCGCGGGGGCAACATCCTGGGCTATAACGGCGAGCCGACCAACGACTTCGTCGCCGCGGTCGCGTGCCGCATGATCCGCCAGAAGCAGGCGAAGAACGAATTGCGCGACTTCGGCAACTGGCGCGACAAGTCCGAAGACGTCGCAATCGAGCACACGCGAGGCATCCATGACTGAGATCAAGACACTCGTCTTCGACACCGAAACCAACGGCAAGCGCCCGAAGGGGCGTAACGTGCCGTTGACGTCCGAGCCCGGTCTCGTCCAGCTCGCCGCGATCTTGTATCTCGGCCGGCGACCCGTCGGGCACATGTCTTGCTTCATGCCGCCGTTGGGTGCGCAAGGTGATCGACGACCCATCCCCGATCCCGCGCTCGCGCCGAACGGCTTGACGGAGAAGGACTACGAATTCTTCCGAAAATCGGGCATCACCGAGGAAACGGTCGACGCAGCCGGCCTTCCGTTCAAGGTGGGCGTCGCGATGTTCAACAACTTCGTGAAGGTCGCCGACCGCATCGTTGCGCACAACATCGCCTTCGACGATCCGATTGTCCGGGCCGCCTACTCCCGCATCGCGTGCCCGCAGCAAGAGCTTTGGGAAACACCCAAGTTCTGCACTATGAAAACCCTCGAGCCCGTGCTCAAACTGCCTGGCAAGTATGGCTACAAATTCCCGACGCTGGACGAGTCATACCGAGCACTCGTGGACCCGATGGGTTTCGAGGGCGCTCACGATGCGATGGTCGACGTGGAAGCGTGCGCCGCCGTGCTGTGGGCAATCGAAGACAAGGGTCACGACCTCTGGCAGCTGCCCGAGAATTGGCCGAAAGGAGAATGAACGGTGAAAACAGAATTCAACCTCATCCGTCCCGCGTGTGACTTCGCTGGTGTGATCTCGACCGACGCGTCGGTTCACATCCTCGGCGGTCGCATGGAGACGGCAAACAAGAAACTGATCGTGTCGCAGCCGGTCGACGGCCTGCCCGACATGACGGTCGCCGCGGTCGATCTCGACTTCGTCTTGCGCAAGATGCCGGACGTCGAGTCGGTCAAGGTCAACAAGACCTTCGCGACGCTCAATCCGTCGACCGGGTCCTCGACGCGTATCAAGTTGATGCCCGACGGCAAGCCCTACAAGAAACCCGACATCGAGACGACCGACATCGTGGACATCGCCGGTCTGCTGAACGGCATCGACGAAGTGCTCCCGTTCTCTGTCGGCGATCCGACACGACCCTGGTCCGAAGGCGCGCGGTTCGACGGCACGAAGATCACCGCCACGAACTCGACGATGCTGATCCAGGCGAACATGGCGGAGAGCTGCGGTCTCGACGGCATCACGATCTCGCGTGAAGCGCTGCAGTACATCGCGCAGAGAGGCGACGCTCTGAAAGCGTGGGGCGTGTCTGAGCGCGGCATCCTGCTCGAGTATCACGACGGCGGCTGGGCGCTTGTCGCTCGCATGTCGATGGAGATGCCCGACAACGCGGTGACGATGATCAACGGCATCAACGATTGGTCCGACATGCAGGAAGTCGACGACGAGTACCGCGCGGCGCTCGAGTTCACGTCCGACTTCGCCGAGAAGGCGGTCGAGATCCATGCCGACAAGATCTTCGGCGCGCGGTACTCGTCGGAACACGACGAGCCTGCGACGACGAATCTCGGCGACGTTGACAAGGCGGTCTTCGATCCGAAGAACCTCGTGCTTGTCGCGCGCGTCGCGAACGAGATCGGTTTCGACCGGTACCCGAACCCGGTACCGTTCACCACCCCCGGCGGCTCGAAAGGCCTCATCGCCGGACTCATCGAGTAAGAAAGGCCCAACGGATGAACATTTTCAGCAAACTCGTGCAGGCGCTCACGGGCGACAAGACGAAGGAAGGCCCGATCCCGGGCGCGATGGGGCGCATCCTCGCGCAGCAAGGCATCTACAAGATCGGCCCGCACGTGCGCAAAGGCACGCCGGTCAATGTCCTGATGGGCTGCAAGGAAGAACTCGTGATCGTTCCCGGCTCTGATCGGCCCGCGACGCGCAAGGACGGCACGCCGATCATCGGCACCGCGAAGGGCGGGAAGAAGTATCAGGTCATGGACCAGTACGCGATCCCGAAAAAGCGCTGGAAGGCGATGCAGAACGACCAGAAGCGCAAGGCCGAGGGTCGCTGGTATTCCGGCGAGCCGCAATCGTCCATCGACGCGCGGAAAGCGAAGGCGGCCTGATGTTCGGTCACAATGAAATCGTCGGGAAGCGTGCGTTTCCCGACGACGACAAACTCCTGGTCACTTCGATCTTCGTCACGATGCAAGGCGAAGGACCTTTCTCGGGAATGCCCGCCGTCTTCGTGCGCCTCGCGAAGTGCAATCTCGCGTGCTCGTTCTGCGACACCTACTTCGATTCCGGCGACTGGCTGACGTTCGACGAACTGGACACGTGCATCGACGACTTGCTGTGGGATGCGTCGCCCGTCCTGGACAAGGAAGACTATGTCCTGATCATCACCGGCGGCGAACCAATGCTGCAGAAGGCGCTCGTGCCCTACCTGTACTCGCAGGATCGGAAATGGCGCCACGTGCAGATCGAATCCAACGGCATCATCGTGCAGGACATCCCGGCGGCGGTCACGCTCGTCGTGTCACCGAAATGCCTCGAGAAGGACGGCCGCGCGACGCGCTACATCAAGCCGAATCCGAAAATGCTCGAGCGCGCCGATCACCTTAAGTTCGTCATGGAGTCGAACGGGAACTCGCCTTACTCGAAACTGCCCGACTGGGCGTTCGAATGGGCGCGCGGCGATGAGCACTCGTCTACCGACATCTTCGTCTCGCCCATGAACGTCTACAACCGCGCTCCGAAGCAGGCGAAGGTCGACCGATTGACGAACCAGACGACGCTTCGCGACCGATCAGAAATCGAGGAAGTCATCTCGTTCTGGGAACCAGGGCTGTTGGACCTCGAAGTCAATCGGGACAACCACGAGTATACCGCGCGTTATGCGGTCAGGCACGGCTTGCGGTTCCAGGTTCAGGCGCACCTCTACGCGGGGCTTGCATAAATGGTTCGATTGACGAGCGAAGGAATCCAAACAGCACCGAAGGCGACATCGGGCGATCTGTTCGGCGGCATGGGACGCGTAAAAGCGCCGCCCACGTCGCCGGCGCAGGCCAAGAAGGCCTTCGCGATCCCGAGCGACCTCCCGACGGATTGGGTGCCACCTGAGTACCGGTCGATTGCGGGCATGAAGCGCATCGGCCTCGACATCGAAACGCACGACCCGAACCTGAAAGAGCTGGGCTCGGGCGCGCATCGCAAGGACGGCAAGATCTGTGGCATCGCGCTCGCGTATTCCGAGACCGACGCGTCCTACTATCCGACGGCGCACGAGACGGGCCCGAACGTCGAGAACCCGGACACGTTCTGGGAACGGATGCGAAACGAGGCGCGCGACTTCGAAGGCGAGATGGTCGGCACCAACTTGCAATACGACCTCGACTGGTTGCGAACAGAACAAGGCGTCATCTTCCCGAAGGCGAAATTCCGGGACGTGCAGATCGCCGAGCCGCTGCTCGACGAGAATCGCCTGTCCTACAAGCTCGACATTCTCGCGAAGGATCACCTGAACGAGCGCAAGGCGACGGACGAGCTGCAAGCGCTCTACGGCGGCGCCTACATCGAGAACTTCCACCTGGTGCATCCTGCGCACGCGACGACCTACGGACGCGGCGACGTGTTGCTCCCGTGGCGCATCATGGACAAGCAGATCAAACTGCTCGAGGACGACGGCCTCTTCGACCTGTTCAAGATTGAGTCCGCGCTGTTCCCGCTGCTGCTTGAGATGCGGTACCGCGGCGTGCGCATCGACTTCGAGAAAGCACAAGAGTCCTACGACCGGCTCGAGCAGGAGGAGAACGAGATCGTCGACCGCCTGTCCAACATCGCAGGCGTGCAAGTCGACATCTGGTCGGCGGATTCGATTGGCGTCGCCTACGACAAACTCGGCCTCGACTACGTGCGCACGTCGCGCGGCAAGCCATCCTTCACCAAGGACTGGCTCAACGCGTCCGACGACGAACTGGCGCCGCTGATCGTGAAGGCACGCGCGAACTCGAAGATCAAAGGCACCTTCATCAAGTCCTACATCCTCGACTCGCACGTGAACGGGCGCCTCCACTGCATGTTCAACCAGCTGAAGTCAGACGAGGGCGGCACCGTGTCGGGTCGATTCTCATCGAGCGGCCCGAACCTTCAAAACATCCCGGCGCGCGATCCCGTCCTGGGGCCGCTCATGCGCTCGATGTTCATTCCCGAGGAAGGCATGCTCTGGGGCTCTCTCGACTGGTCACAGATCGAGTACCGAATGCTCGTGCACTATGCGGAGGTGACGAAAGGCATCGACGCGTCCAGCGCTGTCCGCATGTATCGCAACGACCCGTCGACCGACTTCCACTCGATGGCGTCGGAGATCACGGGCGTTCCGCGCAAGCAGGCGAAGAACGTGAACTTCGGCGTCGTCTACGGGATGGGCGTGCCCAAGCTCGCAGCCGGCCTCGGCGTGTCGCTCGAGGAAGCGCAAGACATCATGGCGATGTTCCAGGAGAATGCGCCGTTCATGCGCGGCATGCTGGATCGCTGTTCGAACGCCGCCTCCCAGCGCGGGTTCATTCGCACCGTGCTCGGCCGCAAGCGTCGCTTCAACATGTGGGAAGTGCGCGTGCAGGGCGAAAAAGAACCTCACTTCGTGTCCGAGGACGAACTCGACGCGTTCCGCGAAGGCAAGCGCATCCGCTCGGAGCGTCGTGCGTTCACCCACAAAGCGCTCAACGCGCTGCTGCAGGGCTCGGCCGCTGACCTGATGAAAAAGGCGATGGTCGATGCGTGGGAAGCGGGTGTCTATGACATCATGGTCCCGCACCTCACGGTCCACGACGAACTGAACCAGTCGGTGCCCGACACGCCCGAAGGTCACGAGGCTTTCGGCGAGCTGCGCCACATCATGGAAACGACCATGGAACTGTCGATCCCGATCCGGGCCGACGGCACGATGGGCCACAACTGGGACGAGGCGAAGTGACCAACGACAAAGGACCTCGCACGAACTCCGACGAACCAGAGAACTGGGAAAACCCGCCGGCGTTCATCTTTCGCGTCTTTGTTGACGACGAACCGAAGGCGCAAGTCTTCGGCCCTCAGGACAAGCGGAATTGGGTGCTCTGGAAGCTTTCTCAATATGCCATTGCGTTCGAAGACGAAGGCATCGTATCAGTGAAGCGTTTCAACAACGGGAAATGGGAGAACGCAGATGACTGGCGAAATCTCGCTCACTGACGATCAACTCGCTCAATTCGAGTACGATCCGCTCACCGGCGAGGTTCTTTACCTTGTGACGGGACGACCTTTCTGCGGACAAGCAAACAACGGTTCCTGGGTGAAAGTTCATCGCTTGGCGTGGAGGCTGCAAACAGGTGAATGGCCTGAGGGCGTTATTGATCACATCAATGGCGATCCGACTGACAACAGGTTCGAAAACCTGCGAGATGTCCCACAGCGCCTGAATTCTCGGAACCAGAAAAAGCATTCGAGGAACACTAGCGGGCAAACCGGCGTCTACTGGAGGAGAGACGTTGCGCGCTGGCAAGCCAGGATCAGCACTGATGAAGGTCAAAAGAGCCTCGGCTATTTCGACACGTTCGAGGAAGCCGTCGAAGCTCGGAAAACGGCTGAACGAGAAAATGAATATCACATCAACCACGGAGAACAACGGTGAGCGAAACACTGCACACTAAGTACCGGCCCACGACGCTCGAAGAGGTCGTCGGTCAGGATCACATCAAGAAAGGCCTCGCGGCGACGCTCGCCGAAGGCAAGCAGCAGGCGTTCCTGTTCGAAGGCCCGTCGGGCACGGGCAAGACGACGCTCGCGCGCATCTGCGCGAAGGATCTGGGCCTCGCTGAGGTGATCGAGATCGACGCTGCGACCCACACGGGCGTCGATGCGATGCGCGAGGTCGCGTCGCGCGCGAACTACGTGTCGATGGACGGTTCGGGCAAGGCGTTCATCGTTGACGAGTGCCACCGGCTGTCGAAACAGGCATGGGAAAGCCTGCTGAAGGACATCGAAGAGCCGCCCGCGGGCGTGTTCTGGTTCTTCTGCACGACCGAACCCAACAAGATCCTCCCGACGATCCGCTCGCGTTGCGTGACCTACACGCTGAAGGACGTTCCGTACCGCGCGCTGATGCGCCTGCTCGACGACGTGTCGAAACGTGAAGGGCTCGAGCTGCCCGAAGACGTGCTCGACGCTGCTGCGGACAATGCGCACGGCTCGCCTCGTCAGGCGTTGGTCAACTTGACCACGGTGAAACACGCGGAGAACGCGTCTGACGCGCTCGCAGCTCTGAACCGGCTCGCCGGCTCAAAAGCCGCTTTCGATCTCGCGAAGATGATCATCAAGCCGCAATACCAGTTCGCTGACGCGATGGCGCTGCTGAAGGAGATCAAGTCGGAGCCGCCCGAGTCGATCCGTCACACGGTGCGCGCGTATGCGACGACCGCGATCCTGAACAGCCCCGACAACCGCTGGGCTCGAGGCGTCTTGATGGCGTTTATCGAACCCGCGGTCGATCACAACCAGATCAGCGACATCGTTGCGCGCCTGATCACGATGGAGAAGTGGAAGAAGTGATGCTGAAGTGGCACCTGCGTTTCCTCGACCTCGCTGACCACGTCGCGCAATGGTCGAAAGATCCGTCGACCAAGGTCGGCTGCGTGCTCGTAAACGACGACCGGCAGGTCGTCGGGATGGGCTACAACGGCTTCCCGCGCGGCGTCGAAGACGGCGCTGATCGCTACGCGGACCGGTCGATCAAGTACCCGATGGTGGTGCACGCTGAGGCCAATGCGATCTTGAACGCGGTCGGGACGACGCGAGGCACTATCGCCTACGTGACGCACCACCCGTGCGCCGATTGCATGGGTCTCTTGATCCAGGCGGGCATCCGATCCATCATCACCCACCGTCCGGACGAAGGCCTCGCGGCAAGATTCTGCGATTCTTTTGCCATCACGAAGACGATGGGAACAGAATCCGGCGTTCCGGTAACATTTCTGGAGGACCTGCTCGATGGGTAACAAGATCCGCATCGTGAAACGCTACAACGACCTGTCGCCGAAGGCGGGCATCACCGAGGCCGACGTGGTCGACATCGAAGGCGGCGCCGAAGGTGCTGCGCGCTTCGTGACGGCGATCAATGCCAACCCCAACATCGACTTCGAGATCATCGACTACGAGGTCGCGTTGATCACGAAGATGGAAAACCCGGAAATCCTGGAGAACAAGACGGGCGGCGCAACCGGTAAGGTTCTGTTGCCCGGCAAGGACTTCTGACGCCTGCGCGTTTAAACGCATGAGCGGTTGACGTTTCGTTGTCCGAGTCGCTATGGTGATTGCATCAACAGCGACTCAACAACGGAAACGATCATGTCCAGCATCACACTCGGTAAATCGAAGCACGCGAATCTCGACTGCATCAAGGTCGGTTCGCGTGTTGCTGCGTTCGACCCCTCGATCTGCGAGATCACGAAAGTGTCCGCGGGTCGTTGGGAAGGCAAGACGCGCAACGGCTGGTCGTTCTCGATCATCGGTGGCAAAGCTGCTGGCGGCTACTCCAACGAGTGGTACGTCGAAGCCCCCGAAATCTGGAACGGCTCGATCCGCGTGAAGTCGGCCATGGCCGCGGTCAAGTTGATCGAAAACACCTGAACCTCAAACAACGGAGAAACATGATGGCACGTAAATTCAAAACCCGCGAAGAATGGCTCGACGCGTTCACGCGTGAGGCTCGCCCTATATTCCGCAAGGCCGGATTCCCGATCCCGCGCAAGGTGCGCGCGGCTGTCGGCTTCACGTCGCGCGGCGCGAAAGGCTCGCGCATCGGCGAGTGCTGGGATCATCGCGCGTCCGAGGACGGCTACTTCGAGATCTTCATCGACCCCAAGATCGGTGATCCGTCGCGCATCGCCGACATCCACACGCACGAACTGATCCACGCGGCCGTCGGGCTCGAGTGCGGTCACAAGGGCGACTTCGTCAAGTGCATGAAGGCGGTCGGGCTCGTCGGCAAACCGACCGCGACGACCGCAGGCGTCGATTGGCACAAGTGGGCGGACCCGATCATCAAGAAGCTCGGCAAGCTGCCTCACGCTGCGCTGAAAGCAGGCGGCAACGGCGACAAGAAGCAGTCGACTCGCATGAAAAAATGCATCTGCGACACGTGCGGCTTCACGTTCCGCACGACCGCGAAATGGATGGAAGCGGCTCCCGAAATGCGTTGCCCGGACATCTTCTGCGAAGGCGTGATAAATTTCGAGTGATCCGCTTTCACCCCTTCACCGCCGCTCGCGCGACTGCTATCGTGCGAGCGGCTTCACATTCGAACAACGGGGAACCGACCCATGCAGAACGATCCTTTCGACTTCAAGACCTTCATGGCGAACGCCACCAATCCCGACGACGACACGAAGCGCGAGCACTTGCGCGACGCCGTGTCGGACGAGATGGAAACCGTGATGGCCGAGGTCGGCCCTCGCGTGTGGGCCGTCCTGTACCAGCAGATGCAGAAGGATCCGAAGAACAACATTCACCTGAACGCCGTTCTGAACTCGGGCATCTTCGCGATTCTCGCGTGGGTCGCCGCCTGCACGCCGCAAGGCGAAACCAACGGTCGCGACAACGACGAGGTGCTGCGCGAAAAGATCATGAACAACCTCGACTCCGCGCTCGCGAACGGCCGCGACGCGGATCAGGCGCAGTCGCTCGCGTTGATGGCGATGAACGTCGGGCAGATGAAACTGCTCGAGGACGCGTGCAAGGACCTGGGCAAGGTGATCACCGCCAACTCGATGGTCATCAAGGGCGTGCACCAGACCATCCAGAACATGTGGAAAGAGCGCGTGGTCGAGTATAAGCGCCACAAGCCGGCAAAGCATAAACAACGGAAGGACGATCCCGATGCCGAAACCTAAGACAATCCTCACCACCTACTCGCAGATCGGACGCGACGACGACACGACGCGCGAATGGCGCTGGCGTTTCCCGCACGACACCGCGATTGAGTACTTCAACATGATCCCGGAGCTCGAGTACTACGTCGGTTTCGAACCCGATCAAAGCGGCGTGCTGCTCCTGAGCCATGACTTCGACGCGCTGAAAGGCTGCATCAAGGTCCCGTTGCGCAACGGCGTGTGGACGCCGGCGCTCAAGCTGACACGCGGAGCCACACTCGAAAAGGACCCGAACTCGAACTGGCGTGCGTCCTACGGCTTCCGCAAGATGGAAGACTTCGGTTTCCCGCATCCCGACAAGTGGTCGGGCAAGTGCAAAGTGATCTATGCCGGCGGCGGTATCGTTCGCTTGCAGATGCTCGAGGTCGAGATGCCCGTGAAACAGCGCGAACGCGTCCAGGCGGCTCTCAGGATCGGAGACGATTGATGCGCTGGCTGCTCGCCCTCGCCGTTGCGTCGTTCGCACCAGCGCACGCGCAGCCGCGCGGAGACGCCGACGACTACGGCTGGGGCGGTGTGCCCGTCGTGCCGGAGGTCTTCTACGCGGACAACCCGCGCTCTGACGAGCCTGGCGAACCATTTGGGTGGGTGTTCCTGCACAACCAGTGGACGCTCGGCAACCTGGGCGAGTCGTTCATCGAAGTCGAGACGCCCGAAGGCATCATCCGACTGCGTCACGTGCGCACGCCGAACAGCGAAACCCCAAACGACGACACGCTCGAGGTGTGGGAGCTGCCCTCGACCGTCGTCGCAATCCCGTCCTACTTGGTCGTGCCTGAGCGCGAGATCATGCGGATGGACCTGCACGTCTACACTGGAGGCTGAATTGAACGCATTTCTCTGGATCGGGCTCGCTGCATTCTGCGCGGGCATCGGATGGACGCTGGGCGTGTTCCTGATCGACTTGGCGATTGGGTCCTTCGTTGACGACGAGGAGGACGACCATGCTCGGCGCTGATGAGATGATGGCGCCGCTCGTCCTCGCGCAGGTGCGCGACGGGCTCGAAGCGCTCGGCTACTCGCTCGACCGCACGTCAATCGAAGGCGACGCGATCCACGTGCGGTTGAAGAACGGGCGCACAGCGTCTGCCGACATCCCGCAGGTCGTCGATCTGAACGAGGTCGCGGCTGACATCACCGCGGAACTCGATGCTCGGTTGCAAGGTCGGGTATAAATCGCTTATAGTCGTCTCATCAACAGCGACTCACTGCGTCACATCAACGGAGACGATCATGACCAAGTTCAAACCTTCCGCAGCCCAGCAGCGCTTTTATGACTGGGTGTCCAACGAATCTGGCAACTGCATCCTAAACGCGGTCGCCGGCGCCGGCAAAACCACGACCATCATGCACGGCATCGAAAAGATGCGCGGCACGGTCTGGTTCGGCGTCTACAACAAGAAGATGGCCGACGAGATCAAGGAAAAGCTCGCCGGCAACCGCAAGCTCGCGAAACGCGCACAGTTCAAGGCGCAGGAGCAAGTGACGGCTTCGACGTTCCACTCGCTCGGTTCGTCGCTCGTGCGTTCGATCACCTACCCGAACCGCGCCGACGTTGACGACAAGAAAGTCGCGAAGATCGTCGACTCGATCATACTCGAAAAGGAAGCACACGCGCAGCAGGAGCGCGACGATCTGCGCGCACTCGCGCCGACGATCATCCGCCTCGTGTCGATGGCGAAGAACCGCGGCTTCGTGCCCGCGTCGCAGGTGCGCAACGGCCTGTCGAACTGGGACGACGTTGCCGCATGGCAGGCAATGGCTGATCACTTCGACATCGGTGACACGCTCGACTTCGACGAGATCGACACCGCGATTGGTTTCGCGCGCACCGTGCTGCGTCGCTCGACGAAAGACATCGCCACCATCGACTTCGACGACATGGTCTATCTGCCGCTCGCGCGCAAAATGAACCTGAAGCCCTGGCATCGTTTTCAGTGGGTGCTGATCGACGAGGCGCAGGACACGAACCCCACGCGTCGCGCGCTGGCTGAACTCGTCCTCGCCCCCGGCGGTCGTCTCGTCGCAGTCGGCGACCCGCACCAGGCGATCTACGGCTTCACGGGCGCCGACAACGACTCGCTCGAGCAAATCCGCTACGCGTTCGATGCCATCGAACTGCCGCTCACCACGACCTACCGTTGCCCGAAGAACGTCGTCGCGCACGCCCAGCAGTGGGTGTCGCACATCGAGGCGCACGACAACAACGCCGACGGCGAGGTGATCACGCAGCCCTACATGGACTTCGTCGATGCGCTGCCCAACATCGACCGAGCCGCATACGGCGAGACGGCGATCCTGTGCCGCTTCAACAAGTACTTGGTCGGCCTGTGCTTCAAAATGATCCGCATGGGTCTGCCCGCGAAGATCGAGGGCCGCGCAATCGGCGACGGTCTCGTGAAACTCGCGACGCGTTGGAAGTCGGCGAAGACGGTCAACGGTCTGACCACCAAGCTCGAGGCCTATCAGGAGCGCGAGATCGCGAAGGCGACCGCGAAAGGCAACGAGGCGAAGGTCGACCGCATCGTTGACGAAGTCGCCACGCTGATGACCATCATCGACCGCGTGCGCGGCAACGGCCTGGATCGCGTCACCGACGTGGTCGACGCCATCGAGGAAATCTTCGCCGACGATGTGTCGGGCAAGAACCTCATCACGCTCTGCTCGGCGCACAAGTCGAAAGGCCTCGAGTGGGACACCGTCTACCTCCTCGACCGCGAGGCGCTGATGCCGTCGGCACGCGCGAAAAAGGACTGGGAAGTCGCTCAGGAGAACAACCTGATCTACGTCGCGGTCACGCGTGCGAAGCAGACGCTGGTCGAAGTGACCGGCGTCGTCGAGGAAAACGACCCGACGAAAAGGGAGGAGTGATCATGGCGACGCGTCTCCCGAAACCTCTGCGAGAGCTGCTTGAGCAGCTCCCCACATGGTCAGCCGATATGCGCAGCCGTCACGTCAAGCTGGTGCACGAATCTGGCGCGGTCATCACGACATCGAAGACCCCATCGGATGTGCGCTCGTATCGAAACGCGCTCGCACGCTGCAAGCGCATCGAAAAGGAACTCTCAGATGGCTGACATCATCGACCTCCAAGCGACGCGGAGAGCGCGTCGGACACCGGCGGCAGTGTTTCCGCGATTGATCACGCAGGACGAGATCGACGCGCAAGTGCTCCGCAAGCAGCGCCGAGCGCGCGCACGGTCCGCGTGGTTGTTCACGCGCGGCGTGCTGATGTGGCTCGGAATCATCGCCCTCCTGGGCTTCATCGTGGGACCGTATCAATGAACCAGCTCGAACGAGAACGACTGATCGACGACGCGCGCATGAGACTCCCGCGTCGTGACATCGCGCGGTCGAACCTGCGCAGCCGCGCGTTTAAACGCGCAGCCATCCTGAGCCTCGCGCTCGCCATCCTCGCCGCGGCATGGGCCGTGACGATCTACCTCTGAAAGGACCCGAAATGCCGACCAAGAATCGACTGACCAAGTACATCTGCGAGATGATCGTGGACGACCTGATGCGCCACGCGTTCAAGGACAAGGCGCAAGCGCACTTCGACGCCGAACTCGCCTTCGTCAAGGAAGTGTGGGCGATGTGCTACACGAAGGCCGAGTTCGAGAAGATGGCTGCGTTGCCCGCCGGCTGGCTGCCCGAAGACAACGACTTCAAGGTGCAGATCAACGGCGAGGTCTTCGGCCTCGACTTCGCGACGGGCCTCGGCCACTCGGTGCCGTACTACTGGCTCATGAAACTCAAGATCGACACGCCTGCCTGGAACGGTGAGAACGTGCTCATGCCGTCGAACGCGGCGCGCGGCGGCGTGATCAAGGTCTTCGACGACAAGGCGCTGTGGCAGCGCGCGACCGACCTCAAGGACGCACGCGAGAAGCTCGAGGAGGATCGCCAGAACGCGTTCCGCACGGCGACCAACACGGTCAAGGCGGTGACGACGATTCCGCGACTGATCGAGGTTTGGCCTGAGATCAAGCCGTTCGCGTCGAAGTATCTCGACCTCGAGAAGCCGCCCGTTCAAATGCCCAACGTGCCGCGCGATCAACTGAACGCGTCGCTGGGCCTGCCCGTGGAGGAAGCGGCATGACCTACGCAATCTCACTCGACATCGAAACGCTCTCGACGCACAAGAACGCCGTCGTCGTGACCATCGGCGCCATCACAGTGTCCAACGCTGGCATCGGGCACGAAGGCAAGATCCACATGGCGCTCGACATGCAGGAGCAGATCGACATGGGCCGGCACGTGTCAGCCGACACGCTTGCCTGGTGGATGCAACAGGAGCCTGCCGCGCAGTTCGCTTCGTTCGGACGTCGTGAACGTCTGCCCGCGGTCGTCGCGTTGATGAACCTGCGCTCCTGGATCAGCGAACTCGGCAACCCGCCGGTGTGGACGAAAGGTCCCGGGTTCGATGGCGCGATCCTCGAGTCGCTCGCCGAAGACCTGGGCGTGCCGCCATCGTGGCCTTACCGCGATCATCGCGACATCCGCACCATCGAAGACGCGGTGCACGCCACCGACGACGATCTGCTCTATGAGCGCTATGTCCGCATGATCGAGAAATCGCGCTCGGGCATGGTGGCGCACAACGCGCTCGAAGACGCGAAGATGCAAGCCGCGGTCATCAAGTGGTGGTACGAGGAGCTGCGCAATGGATGACAACGACAAGGACCGCGAACTGAGCCAGCGCATGAGCAATGCGCGCACTGTCATGTCGGCTGCCCGTATGGGCATCCGGCAAACAGAGAAAGACATCCGACGGTTCGATGAACTCGAGAAGGCTTACAAGTTCGTCCGCGAGTACGGCGCCGACATCACGGTCACCGTCCGGTTTGGGGCGTCCGCTGTGGGTGGGCATGAGGAGGCCGCGGAAGTCACGCGCGCCTTCCTTCTCGGCGATTGGAACGACGTCCGGCGCCAACTGATCGAGGACATCCAGCGAGAGATGCTGGAAATTTCGGAGCGTTGCACATGACGGGTCTCAAATTCTCACACCGCGACGATCCGCCTCCCGGCGACTTCTGGTCGCCCCAGTTGATCGTCAAGCTGTCGGACGGGCGCTATGCCTACGGCAACGCGCTGCTGCGCAATGATGGTCGAGGCGTGCACTCGTGGTTCTGGGACGACGGCGAAGGTCGATCCTGCCACGAGGTCTGCTATGGCGGGATCACCGTCAAGGAATGGGCGTTCCGCCCGACCGCGGCCGAGGTCGCGTTGCATTGGGGAGGCGGCAATGGCTGAACAGATGCCCGGCGAACTCACGCGCGACGCAGAGCTCGAGAAGGATCGACTCGACCGCCTGGATGCGCTGTATCGCGAGGAAGGTTGGGGCTTGATCACCGACCAGGCGTTCGGCGGGCGCGTTCGCCCGTCGGACGTGGAATTGAGCGCGCGTGCCGTCGCACGGTGGGCGCATGAGAACATGAGGATGAAACGATGACCGAGTACTCGGAACCTTCATTCGAGCAGAACGCAGCCTCCGTGACTCAACGCGCTTTGACGGCAGCGCAGAAGGACAAGTTCGACTTGTCGCACTGGGCGTGCGTAGTCACGATTGGTGGTCAGGCGCAGATTAACGCGCCTGGGTGGGAGATCACGGAGATCGTGCCCGACGTGTGGCAGGCTGTCGCGATCTCGTCGCGGTATCGCTTCTGCGGGCAGGGGAACACTCCTAAGTATGCCCTTGAAGACGCAGTCAAAGGCATGCGAGAATTCCGCGAAGAACTGGATCGCCATTTGGAGTCCGTGTGATGCCATCGCTCGACGGTTTCGTGATCGTGCCTCCCATCTCGCCCTGGGATGAGAAGCACCGTGACGCAATCGAGTTGGACAACGCCATGCGAACATTCGGTCGAACGTCGGCCGAGGCATGGCGTATCCACGTCCGCGCAGGCCTCGACAATCTCGATTCCGGCGAGGTATCCAGAAGGATCCAACACTGGCACGACCGCGGCTACCGCGTGCGGGAGGCCACGCTGACAATCGAGGCACCACCATGAGCGAGAATTCCGCGACCAAGACACTTCGAACCCACCTCAAAGCGCAAGGCGAGCACACGCAGCGCTTCGAGGACAAACTGTCACCCGGCATCCCGGACACAGGCACGACAATCAACGGCTGCTACGTGTGGCTCGAAGGCAAGTTCATCAAAGAGCTGCCCGCGAAGGACACGACGCTGATCCGCTTCGGGAAGAAGAACGAACCGCGCCTCGCGCATCAACGCAACTGGCTCACGAACCACCGCAAAGCGAGCGGCCTCGCATTCTGGTGGATCCGCGTTCGCGATGGCGGCTGGTACCTGTTCCCGGACAAATTCAACTGGCTCGTCGAAGGCGTGCGCAAAGACATTCTGCTGCAACAGGAGGACCTCGGTTCCGCGAAAGCGATGGTGCAGCGTTTAAACGACCTGGTGGATGAACATATCAAAGGATGGACGTGATGGCACGAGCAACGGCGAAAAAGGTGCGCGGCGAAGGACATTGGATCGCGATGATGGACGGTCGCCCCTGCACGAACCACAAGCACGACACGCAATGGGCAGCTCTGCTCGAGGCACGCGCCTCACTCGTTGCGCATTTTTACCTCGAACCGGGTGAGGAGCGCCTCGTGAGCGACATCGCACGCGAACTCGAGGTGCCGCGCTCGTTGGTCGAGTCGATCCCGGACGACCGCGAAGGCTATCACCTGCACGTCGGCGACCAAGCTGGCGGCGCTGCATGGGCGCGTCCGCGTCGCGAGTATACCTTGTTCCGCGACTTGGAGGACTGACCATCGTCGCATATAAGCGACTTATACATCAACGGAGACATCGACATGGAACAAAAATGGCTCAGACTCAGCGGCGCAGGTGAATTCCGCGGCGAGGGTCAATGGCAAGAGGTTCGCGACGACATCATGGAGAAGTACTGGGCGCATTGCGAGCGCACCGGGTTCCTGCCCGTCGCGAAGTCGTTCCCGAACCACGTGCGCGTCTACGAGAAGGCGCGTCCCGACGTGTGGCCCAACTACGTGATCCAGGATGGATGGATGATCCATCAATTCCACGAGGTCGGCGTGAAGGTGTCGGGCGTCGGTGACCAGGCGTTGCAATACGCGCAGCGGCAGGTGCTGAACCTCATCAAGTCGAAACTGGAGATAGAGCATGCTGAAGAAACCTAAATCCTCGCCGCTCAACGATACGACGTGGGAGCGCCTCAAGTGGACGCAGAAGCTCGACCAGATCGTGTCGGCGTGGTTCCCGCAATGGCTCTTCAACATCGTCTTCGCCATGATCATCGGCACCGCCTGCTGGTCGGTGTTCGCGTTCCTCGCGGTGTTTACGATGTGGGACTGGTCGTATTTCTGGACCTGGTGGACGCGGATGTGGCTCGGGATCTGGTGGCTGTTCATCTGGCTGATCCTGGTGAAGTCATGAAGGTGCGCGACAT